ATGAGTTCAGACCAACCCAACGACCTTGATATCGTACAAGACGCCGCCTCCATCGCGTACGCGATCTGGCGGCGAACCGACTTCGACAACATCGACGCAGCCCGCGACCTCGACGACGAGTTCGCCTCCCGAATTGGCACGGCGGCGTACACGGACACCGTGGCGTCCTTCCTCGAACGCCTCGCCACGAAGTGGGGCGTCCGGTCGGTTGGCGAGCAGGATGGTGAGGTCCGGGACGTCGTTCACCGCTACGACGGCGGTAGCGGCAGTCCGACGGCCCGCGATTTCCTCCGGACTGTCCGGCAGAACAAGGCGCTCGTCGTTCTCGAAATGAAGCACCAGTACCAGAGCGATTCGGAAAACTAACCCCATGACAGTCGAACGATTCACCGGTACGTACGAGGCACAGGCCCCGATTAGCCACGGCAGCGACGAAGATTTCGGAATGGAGCAGCGGCTTCGGACTATCGAGATGGCCGTCCGTGAGAACGGAGACCTCTACCACGAGGATATCCCCGTTATCTCGGGCAACAGCCTGCGCGGCCAGCTGCGCGATCTCCTCGCCAAGGACTTCCTCACCCGGATCAGTGACGACGAAGACCCGGTTGAACTCGGCGACACGCTCTCGAACACGTTCTGGTCGGGCGGCGACCGGCAGAAGAGCGCTGGGGCTGGGAAAGTGAACCGGCGGATGTTGAACGGAGTCCGTGAGAAAATCCCGACGCTATCGCTTCTCGGTGGCGCACTCGCAGACCAGATATTCTCGGGGCGACTCAACATGGGGATGCTGACCCCCATCGCAACCGAGACAGAGTCGTACACCGGCAGAGAAAGCGACCACAGCGTCTTCGAGTTCGTTGATGAGACGTTCTACACTCGGATGGATGACCGCGTCGGCGGCCGTCAGGGCGACGAAGGAAAGCAGCAGATGAAGTACACAGTCCAGATTCTCACGCCCGGTACGCGGTTCGATCACTGGATGGCGCTGGAAGGTGCGTCCGAGGTCGAACGGGCCTGCCTCGGCCACGCGATGGACCTCTTTCAGGCGAGCCCTCACGTCGGCGGCCAGAAAGCGGTCGGTCACGGGGAAGTACAGTTCGAGTACGACGACCCGCTGCCAGATGCACAGCCGTACCTTGACTTCATCGACGACAACCGCGAAGAGATCCGAGAGTTCGTCGAAGACCTGGACGAGAAGACGCGATGATCAAGATGGTTCACTGTCTCAAAATCGACCTTGGTGCCCCGATCGCCGCCTCGGACCCATACATCCATCTCGACAGCTTCGTCTCATACGCTGCTGGCGTAGAGAGCGTCGGTCACGACGGATTGGACGAGCTCGAAGACGGTGGCGAGCCCGAATACTGGGAAGACGAAATGCCGTTCGACCAGTATCAGGTCGGTGACGAGTGGGTCTGGGCCACCTCGTCGGCTGGAATCGCACATCCAGACGGCGACGGAGACAGCGGCGAACCCGAGCGCTGGAACACGACGCGGTGGCGGACGCACTTCGACCACGACCCAGAACACCAGATCAAGGAGACGCACGTCAACACGTCATCGGGCGAATTCAAGAGCTACAACGCTGCACTACCCTACTCGGCGACCGACTCCCTGACGTTCTTCTTCGAGGGCGACGCTGATCGCGTGGTCGAACTCATCGAAGACCACGTTGCTGCGGTGGGGAAGAAGCGCTCGCAAGGGTTCGGACGTATTCGGGACGTGAAGGTGACGTCCGCGGACGGTGCTGTTGAATCGGCGATCTACCACAACGGACGTGTCCTCCGGTCGCTCCCGGCGAAGTTCGCTCCTATCCCCGATCCATCGTTCCGTTACGAGCGCCGGACGGTCCGACCGCCATACTGGCACGCCGCGAACCAAACGATGGCTGTTCCGCCATTCGAAGACGTTCCGCGGGAGAATCTCAGCGACGAACTCGAACTAGGAGAGGTGGCGACCGCGTGAACGACCTCGAGCGCCGGAAGTTCGAACTCCACGCCGAGACCGACGACTATCAAGAGCGTATCGAGCAGGCGAAGGACTGGATTCACTACGTCTTCCGCGTGTGTGAAAATCCGTGCCTCAACTACTCTGGTGGGAAAGACTCGCTCGTCCTACTCCATCTGACTGCGGCCGCGTGTGGATACGACGATGTCGACATCTATCACTTCGATAACGGCCTCCTGCGGGTCCCCGGGAGCGACGATTTCGTACGCAAGAGCGTCGACCAGATTGGTGGAAACTTGTATGTACGTACGTCTGAAGCGGCAAACAGCGAGGAGATGGTTCTCGAAGAGGGGCACGGGTACAACGGGTTTTGGGGGAACTACTTCCAACTCGCGCACGAGCGCGATTGGGACGTCCGCCTCCTCGGGATTCGAGCCGCAGAGTCTCGGAGCCGGCGTGATCGCTTCGACTCGTCCGGCGACCAGCCACCGATCAACTGGCACGAGGACCACACGGCGGCCGCACCGATCCACCACTTTACGACGCGAGACGTGTGGGCCTACATCGTTGAGAACGGGCTGGAGTACCACGAGATATACGACAAGCAGGGCGCACTGTACGGCGACATGGAAGCGTGCGGGAACCGTCTCGTGACATTGTACGACGCAGAGTTCGACTCGTTAGGCGCTCGGGAAATCTCTCAGTTCCTCTACCCGAGCGAGACGAACGAGTTGAAGGACATCGAGCAGCAGTAGTCGAGTGGTGGGAAAAGTGGGAAAGTTTTATTATCGTGGTGGGAGAAGTGGGAATCGTGATGGCGCAGAACACCAACACGGACAACAAGACGGTTGAGAAGGACGGGAGCGAATACGAGTTCGAATACAACGAGACCTTCGGTGTCTGGAAGTACGCCGGCGGGATGGACATTTCCGATGTCCCCCTCGATGTGTTCTATGCATTCCGGGACGCTGATCTGCCCACTGCGCAGTTCCAGGGCGCTCGTGAGAAGGTCGCAGAGCGTTTCTCCGAGAAGTACGGCGGCCACGTCCCGTTCGAAATTGGCGCGCGAGAGCACTTCGACATTGGTGACGAGTGGAGCGTCCGCGAGGAGACAGCTGTGACCTACCGTGGCGTAGAGGTTCCCATCGTCGCGTTCCAGCAGGTGGCCTAAGATGACGTTCGATATCCTCCACGATGAGGAAGATGACGGAGTTCAGCGACTCCATATCGAACGACAGGATACAATCGAGCAGTATCTCTTCCGTCTCGATGATGGCGACCTGCTGTACCAGGGCCCGATGAATAACGGCGATGGGTGGACATGGGACGAGATCCCCGACGACGCCCGAGAGTTCGCAGAGGACCATTTCGGAGCCGAGCTTGCTGGCGACACGGACGACCTGAAAGAGATTAGAGACTCGATGGAGGCCTAAAAAATGTCAACTACAGACAACACTACGGAACCGACCGGCAGCCGGAAAGGCGACGTTGAGAAGTTCGTCCCTGAAGACGCGACGCCGCTCATGGGCGACGATCATCCTCGTCCGGGGGACAAGATGTTCGGGAACACGTACTTCACCGAGGACGCGATTTTCGTCACGGGCGTCCACTGCAACTCCTGCGGCTGTTTCGTTGCCAAGCGAGAAGACGGTGGTCGAGTCGTTTGTCCGGCGTGCAGCTGGGATTCCGAGGACTCATGACTGGACCGAGAATTGACTCAAAAGGCAGGATCGTCGTTCCGAAAGAAGACCGCGTTGCGTGGCAGATCGAGACGGGTGACGCTGTCCATGTCAGAATCACCGAACCAAATGGTCACGCTCAGCCTGTCCGAGACACAATCGATGGCCGGGGGCGCGTCACAATCCCGAAAGAGAAACGCGACGTACTCCAACTATCTGAGGGGGACCACGTAGAGGTATCCGTTCTCGGCGTTCAGAACGGCGGCTACGTCTGCGACGATTGCGGAGAATCCTTCGACCTCGGGAAGATACTAATCGTTGAGAGTGGTGAGCGCGTTGTCTGTGCAGAGTGCTCAACGCCCTCTGACCGAATCATCACGTAACTATGTCCGAGCACAAGAAGTATCGCGACCAGAACGTCCTCGATGCCGCCCGAGAGCGGCTTCACTACGTGTTCGAGGAGTTTGACCACGTCTACCTCTCAGTGAGTGCTGGCAAGGACTCCTCGGTGATGATGCAGCTGGCGCGGCAGATCGCCGAGAACCATGGCGACAGCTTCGACGTCCTCTTCGTCGACCTGGAGGCCCAGTACAAGGCCACCATCGACCACATGAACACGCTGTTGGAGGACAGCGAGCACGTCCTCAACGACGTCTACTGGTGCTGTCTGCCACTCTCCCTCCGCAACGCGGTCTCGCAGATTCAGCCGAAATGGACGTGCTGGAACGCGAAGAAGCGAGACAAGTGGGTGCGCGAGATGCCCGACCACGACTTCATCCTGACCGAGGACGACAATCCGTTCGCCTTCTTCGATCCGAAGATAGAGTTCGAGGAGTTCATCGACGGGTTTGCCGCGTGGTACGACGAGACCCACGACGGCACGACCGCGGCCGGCATCGCCATCCGGTCCGACGAGTCCCTTAACCGCTTCCGGTCGCTCACCAGCGACACGAAGCAGCGCCACGACGGAAAGAACTGGACGACGCGAGTGAACGTCGACGACGAGTACCTCGGCGTGTACAACGTCTACCCCATCTACGACTGGCGCACCGAGGACGTCTGGGGCTACGTCTCGCAGGAGGACCTCCCGTACAACCAGGTCTACGAGGAGATGTGGAAGAACGGGATGAGCATCCACGAGGCGCGCATCTGTCAGCCGTTCGGTGACGACCAGCGCAACGGCCTCGACCAGTACCGCGCTATCGAACCCGAGACGTGGGAGAAGCTTCTCGACCGCGTCTCCGGCGTCAACTTCGGGAACATCTACGCGCGTACGTCGTTGCTGGGGAACTTCAAGTCGGAGAAGCCAGACCACCTCTCGTGGGAGGAGTACGCGGTCTTCCTGCTGGAGTCCATCGGCCTCTACTGCCCCGAGCTTCGCGACCACTACACCGAGAAGATCGAGGGGTTCATCGAGTGGTACGAGAACGAGGCCTACCCCGATAAGGGGTGGACCGAGGAGCTGGGGCTCGAGGACTTCCCCGACGCCCACCCGGAGGACAAGTCGAAGCAGGGCTACCCCTCCTGGGAACGCATCGCGTGGGCCATTGAACGGAACGACTTCTGGATGAAGCGGCTCGGGTTCAACCAGACGAAGGGCGGCCGCGAGAAGCTGGAGATGCTTCACGAGAAGTACGGCGACTCGCTCATCAGCCCAGACGCAACGGACGACAAGCACCTCGAAGAATGGGCCGAGGACGCCACGGAGGACGAAGCCAATGCCTGAAGACAACGTACAAGCGACGCTCGAACAGGCTCTCGACCAAGCCGACAGCGACGGCGAACTCACCGAGGAGTTGCTTCTGGAGGCCGTCGGCCAGTTCTTCGACGAGACCGACGACATGGAGGAACAGGTCTCTGTCCTCAACTCGCTTCGTGAGCGGCTCCACGAGAGCTCGCCGTTCAACGAGCCTGTGGAGAACATCAAGTGGGTCGACAGTGAGAACGTCACCGGCAACGACTACAACCCGAACGAGGTCGCGACGCCCGAGATGGAACTCCTCCACAAGTCCATCAAGGAGGACGGCTACACGCAGCCCATCGTCACGTACCAGACTGGGTCCGACCGCTTCGAGATCGTCGACGGCGAGCACCGGTCCATCGTCGGCAAGGAGTTCGACGACATCCGCGACCGGCTGCACGGCTTCGTCCCGGTCACCGTCATCGATAAACCCGAAGAAGAGCGCATGTCCTCGACGATTCGCCACAACCGCGCCCGTGGGACGCACCAGATTCGGGACATGAGCGACATCGTCGTCGAACTCTTCGACCGCGGGTGGGACGACGAGCGTATCATGGAGGAACTCGGGATGGAACGCGACGAGGTCCTCCGGCTGAAGCAGGTCTCCGGGTTGAAGAAGGCGTTCAGCGACCACGAGTTCTCCGAGTCGTGGACTGAGTACAAAGACCGGCACGAAGAGGAGAAGGTGGAGATAGATGACTGACCACAACGTTGAAGCCTGCGCATTTGAGGACATCTTCGAACTGGCTGCAGATGCTCGCGACGACGGGATTCGGGCGAAGGACCGTAGTAGCGGTCAGTGGTTCTGGGTCCCCGAGAAGGGCATGATTTGCCTCTGGGAACCGGGGAACCGTTCGTCGACGAAGCGCATCTCGCACTGGTGGGTCCACTCCGACCACCGCGGCGAGGGCGTCGGGCAAGCGCTGTTCGAACGAGCGTTCCACGAGGCGAAGGAATCGGACTGCGACACTCTCGACATCTACGTCTACGACGAGGAACTCGTCGAGGAGTACGGGTTTGAACACCTGCCAGAGTCGTCGCAGGCGATGGACGACGCGATGTACTACGTTCTCGACTTCAAGTGACCTACGCGATTCTCTCCACCGAGATGACCGGAACGTCCCTCCACACGCGCGCCTTGCAGTGGTGCGAGGCGTTCGCCGACGACTGGCGGCAGCTGGGCGCGGACGGTCTCGCCGAGCCTGGCGTCGAGACCACGTCGCCGGCGGACGCTGACCCGGCCGATCTCGCCCGCTCGATCGACTTGGACAGCCGCGGCCTCGGGTGGACCGGCACGGTCTGGGTCCTCGCCGAGCCCGAGTTCCTTGCGACCACCACCGGCGACCCGTTCCGCCGGACGATCGGCGTCGCCCTAGAGCGCATCACCGAGGACGTCCGCTTCCCGTACGAGGAACTCGAGGACACAGGTCAGCGGGCTGCGTGGTTCACCGAGTGCCTTGAGGCCGAGGAGATCGTGGACTCGCGTAGCGTTCGGGCGCAGGATATCGCCGGGATTGACGACGGCCAACGCTCCCTCGACTCTTTCTAGGAATCTGGTAGGACGGTCACGCTGGTGGTGGCAGCGCCGGTGAGAACAGCGGCCGAAGCGAGTCAACTAATCCGTGTAGGACCGTGATAGTTCAATGCTTAGATGGGGCGTGTCTCGATAGGTGTGTTGAGAACGGTCGGCGGACGCTACTCGCCCAGATAGATCTCCGCCATGTCCTCGAGTGTCTCGATCTCGATCGCCTCGCGCCCCGCGTGCTGCTCGCGGCGGGACTCGAGGAACTCCTCGTCCTGGACCTCCTCGTTATACCACTCGACCGTGACGTCGCGATAGGTCTCGACCGGCGTTAGATCGACCTCGTCGGTATACACCAGTGTCGGGGTGCCGTACCGGAGCGCGCTCGCGAGGACGTTGGCGGCCAGCAGCCCGATCGCGCCGTCGGCCGAGACGAGTACGCCGACGATGCTCTGGGTCTCGGTCACGTCGGCGTCGACGTCGTCGTGTTCGAGGCGGTAGGTCGTGCGGATCGCCCGCGTTCCCATCGCCTCGATCTCCTGCTCGCTCTTGTCGACCAGCCGGGCGCTGCGCTGAAACGCTTCGAGCAGCTCGCGGAGGTCGTCGTCGGGCTGGTAGGGCTCGCCGGAGATGGCAGCGTCGTCCGCCATCGTCAGATCTCCGGGCCGTGCTCGAGGAGCCACTCGGCCTCGGCCAGGTCCTCCTCGCGATAGCGCTCGACGTGGTTCGAGATCGACCCCGTCGACGAGTAGCCCAGCGCGTCGGCCGCCTCAGAGTGCGATCGCCCCGTCGCGAGCAGCGCGATCACGTCCGCGCGCCCCTCAGGGATCCCGCCTCGATCGTGGAGTCGCTCGGCGAGCGTCTCCCAGTCCTCGCCATCAGTCTCGGACATGCTCAGTAGGTGTGGACTCGCCGGGTATCGATCTTGCCATCCGGCGTCGCGCGGTAGGTCACCCGGTCGAGCGAGCACTCGCGATTGTCGTCGACGCACTCGCTGATCCCGGTCGCGACGGGCACGGGCTCGCCGGCGTCGGCGGCTTCGTCGAACGCAGCCTCGACGTCGTCAGGATCGAAGCTGACGCCGTAGAGTTCGGGGTGCTCCTCGCGCAGCGCTGCGCGGGCCTGCTCGCGCTCGCGGTCGTCCACGATCTCGTCGACGGCGTCCTCGAGCCCGTCGACGACCTCAGCGAGCTCGGCGAGCGCGAACTCCTCGCCTTCGTCGACGTCGGCCAGCGGGTTGTCCTCGCCCTCCGCGAGCGGCTTGTCGTCGGCCTCGTCGAGCTCGCTCTTCAGCGCGTCGACGACGTCGGCTTCCTCGTCGGTCCAGTAGGTCGAGCGCTTGCTGGGGACGAGCACGCGGCTCTCGTGCGTGTACTTCGTCCGGTGCCCGGTCTCGTACGTGACCTCTTCGACGGTGAGCGTCAGCTCCTCGTTGCGCTTCGCCTGGCGTTCGGCCTCGCGTTTAGCCTCCGCGAACTCCTGCATCGCGGCGAGGTCGTCCTGAAGCGTCGCGAGTAGGTCGTCGTCCAGCTTGCTTCCCTTGGTCGGTTCGCCACCGATCTTGGGACTGCGCGGGTAGATGATCGCGCCGTGCTGCTCGCTGAACTCGTCGGTGTAGCCGGTCCGCTCCCGGCCGTCCCACTCGGCCGTCCACTCGATCCGCCCGCCGCGATCGGGCACAGCGCGGAACTCGAAGCGGATGTCGTCGCCGACCTGCTGGGGGATGTGTTCGTGCGTCTCGACCTCGGGCTTGTCCGGGATGGTGAGTTCGTCCGTCATTGTCCTTCTACACTACATCCTTGTAGGGGAGATAACTTAAGTTTTGCCCTACAATGTTGTAGGGCATTAGTCAGTCCAGGCCGAGTTCGTCGCGCATCTCGCCGACGCTCCGGCGGCACATCATGTTGATCACTGCGTTGCGACTCATGCCGAGAGAGTCGGCGATCTCGTCGACGTCCTCGACGAGGTCCTCCGGCATCCGCTGAGTCAACTGCTCGCGCTCGACGTCTTCCTGATCGTCGGCGCTCTCGTCGACGTCGGCGCTGCCGTCCTGGTCCTCCTGCTCCTGTGCCTTCTGTTCGGCTTCGTCCGTGATCTTTCGGCGTGCGGTCATTCTGATATCACTCTGAGTTCGTTCTGAAGTCGATTTGCTGTCGTTTGATCTCTCCCTGAGAGCAATCTGATATCATTCTGATGCCGCTCCCTCTCCTTCGACCAGCGGGTCGGCGTACTCGATCGCCTCGGCCAGCTCCGCGTCGATCTCGGCGCTGAGGTCGTGCGCGTAGCGGTACGCGGCCAGCCCGACGAGCTCCGCGGCGGCCGCCGTGATCACCGCGGGTACGCCCTGGGACCGCTCGTGGATCTCGTCGAGTGCGGCTTCGGTGAACGGGTGGACGTCGACGTCGGCGTACTCGTCGTGGTCGAGGCCGAGCGCTGTCGCCTGCCGGCGTTGGATCAGCTCCGTCGTCTGCTCGCGATCGAGCGGCGCCAGTTGCAGCTGGTAGCTGACGCGGCGCTGGAACGCCCGGCCCTCGCTGCCCAGCTGGCCGATGGCCTCCCACTGGGACGTCATCCCGGTGAGGATCACCTTGACGTCCTCGAGGTCGTTCAAAAACTGGATCACGTGGAGCGTGTCCGGGTCGTTCAGCCCGAACTCGTCGATGCCCAACAGCACTGGCTCCTCGAGGTCGGCGTCGCGGATCTTCTGCTCGGTCAGCTTCGTCGACGAGCTCTTCCCGACGCCGATCTCGTCGGCGACGATCGACGCGAGCTCGTAGGGCGTCACGTTGTGCTCGCCGACGTGGACGGTCTGATACTCGTCGGCGTACTCGGCGAGCATCACTCGGAGCAGCGTCGTCTTCCCGACGCCCGAGTAGTGGCTGTGAACGAGCACCGGCCCGGTGTAGGATCGGATCGCCGACGCGATGTCGGCGATGTCCTCCTCGCTCGGAAGGACATATTCGTCCAGGCCGGCCTCGCCAGCGAACGGGTTATCGGCCCAGCCCATTTCGTTCAGGTACTCGTCGAGCTCTGCGTCAGTGGCTTCGGCGATTTCTTTGATGCGGCCCATGTGGTGTCACCGTGATATCACGGTGATTGCAGACTGGGTTCAAAAAGCTACGTCAGACGCTGCCGTCAGTATGACATCAGAATGCAATCGTTCTGCCGTCACCGACATCTATCTGAGGCCGTTCTGATATCACACCGATATCGATTTGTTTCAGGAGCCCGTAGGCCGAGTTGGTCAGACGCAGGGGTCTGGATCCGCCAGGCTGTTTTTCGAGAGCGCAACCGGGCAGCTACTGGAGGATTCCTTCGTCGTTCTCGATCTCGCTACTCGAAGCCACCTGGCGACTGATCTCTATCGTGCTGGTCGTCGGCCCGACGCTGCTTTCGTTCCAGCGCTGCTCGGCGATCTCGCGAGCGAACTCGCGGACTTTCGTCGCAAGGTCAACGGCATCGTCCGTGACGTGGAGATGCCTCGGTGTCTCGTGGTGACGCTTGTGGATCTCGCCAGCATCGAGTAGCACCGAGTCCTCGTAGCCGAACTCGAAGCAAATCTTGTGGCCGTCGCGGTGTCGCCGGCCGACGGTGACCGTCATGGTCTTCAGCCGACCATCGTTATCGTAGTTCTCATCGATTTCGCGGACAGTAATTGGCACCTCGATCATATCAGCCACGAGGGCAGTCTACTGATTAAACCTCAGCCATACCCGGGGCGGAAGTGAAAGTAGTCCGTTACCGGTTCGCTGACCGGACTGCGGCGACGCCGTCCTCGATCGCCTCGATGCTCTCCGGACCGATGCGAAGTTCGACGTCGACCTCGGCGGCAGCCTCGGCGAGCGTGAGCTCCTCTGCCTCGTAGCGAGCGACCGCCCGTTGGAGTCGCTCGTCGTCGATGTCCTCGAGGCGCTCAGTCGGCATGGTCTCCCTCGCCAGATCGGTCAGTGCCCGTGTGTACTGATTGGGGATTTAGCTCGCTGTAGTCTGAAACCAACCGGTCGGCGCGCTCCCACTCCTCGGAGTATTCCATCGTGCCGAGGCACTGGTGGCAGGTGTCAGTCAGGAACGTGTTCGGCACCATCCACTCGGGAGCGACGCCCCAGTCCGTGTTTCCGCAGGAACACCGACCAGACACGCAGAGAACCCACAAACCTAGGGGGTCGGACTTGGTAGCCCGCTCCTCCAGCCACTCGGGGAGATACGTCTCGGGGTTGTACTCGACCGTCTCGGCGGGGAAGGCGCTCACGCCGACTCACCTCCGTCGGTCGCGACGGTCGTGGCGGCCTCGACGGCGTCTCCCATCCAGTCGATTTGGTCGAATATGCCGCCCTGTGCCTGCTCGACGTCTTGGAACGGGAACGACACCGACAAGTCACCGGGTGTCCTGAGGCGGTCGAAGACACCGCGCTCCTCCAGAGGCTCGCGGTAGGACCGACCGAGTAGCACCTCTAACTCCACGTCACGCGGGTCAAAACCACCCGCTTCCTCCGTCAGCCACTTCGTCAGCCCTTCGTACACGTCGAGGGCCCAGCGGTCAAGCAGCGTCGTCACGGCACCGCCGTTCGGGAGGCGCTGATCGGAGTCAATAGGTATACCGCGCAGGTCGGCAGGCGTCTTCTCGTAGTGCTCTATCGGCGTCTCTGGGCCGAGGACGGCGTGCTCGGCGGAAATGATACGCCCGTCGTCGCCGACGGTCTCGTAGTACCGACGCTTGTTCGTCCAGTACGCGCCCTTGTACCGCTCTTTCGCGGTCATCAGGGCTGGCTCCTCGTACTTCGAGCCGGAACATCCGACAGCGACCAGCGTCAGCGGGTCCCGGTCGCGGTACTCAGCTATCGCGTCCCGAACGGTGTAGCAGTAGGACATGCCCCAGCCGACGCCGCCGACGTCGGCGCTCCCACGGTCGACGTCCTCGACGGCCTCGCGGGCCTGGACGAGGCCCTCGCAGGCGGTGGAGAGTCGCGCCGGCATAAGGTCCGGGACGTGCTCGGTGGCGAGGATGTCCATCAGCAGGCGATACAGGGGCTTGTCCTCGGCCGCTACCGTCGTCGCGCCGCAAACTCCCCAGACCCAGTGACTCGACACCGCGAGGTCGCCGCTGGGGAGATCGTGCTCGCGGGGGCGGGGTCGGAGCTTGTCGAATCGGTCAGTATCGTCCTCAACCTCCCCACCGTCGGCGCGGAGGCCGTCGTCTTGCCCCCACCATTCGAGAGGGTGCTCTGACGGAGTGCACGCCGAGTGCGGGCCATCGTGGCCCGGCGGGCGGGTACAGATGAAGCGTTTCTCGGGGTGCTTCTCGTCGCACGCCTCGTTCCCGCAAAGACGCCGCTTCTCTGAGCATTCGCAGTGGTCAGTCCCGCTCCCAGACTGCTCAGTCATCGGACGCAGCACCCTTGACGGAGACGTAGTTGTGTCTCATGCTGATTGCTGATATTTCGTAGCCATACGCGCGGATGACGCTGATTTCCCGGTGGCCGATTCCGGAGTTCACCACACGGATTTTAGCGCGGTCATTCGAGTCGGGCCGCGGCTCAACAGATCGGACATTGTCGAGGTGACCGAGCTTCGCTGCCAGCCGGGAGGGTGGTTGTGAGATGCCGCTCACAGGTCTTGCACCCCCGTTGACTCGCCGCCGCCGAAGTCTGCTGACTCCGAGCGGATAGGACGGCGGCTAACGTCCCTCACTTCGACCGTGTCGGCTGGCCGGACGCTCATCGGCTCGTAGACCTGTCTCGCCTCTTTGTCCACGGTCGGCTCGATCTCCTCGACCGGCCCGCCTGGGGACTCGTAGAGGATCGACCCGTCGTCTCGGATGTCAATCTCTGTGCCATCCCCCGCGATGAACACCGGGAGGTCCGGCGTGTACCAACGGACTTCTGGGCACCACCTCCCGTCGATCCGTACCGACAGTTTGAGCGCTCCCATCTCGGCCACCGCGCGCTCAGTACCGCCCGTGGATTGATCACTCATCGGCATCCTCCACGATCGTTGACAGCCGCCGACACTCGGTGTGGGTCGTCTGGACGTACTCGCCGCGGTACGTGCGCTCGCTGTCCGCGCTCTCTGCCGCGTAGTCCTCGGTCGGCGCCTCGACGACGACCGTCTCGTCAGGCACATCGTGCTCGGTAGCAAGCGCCCTCTCGCGGCTACGCATCGGAACCTCCTCCTGTCCAGACACCCTGATCGTCCGCAACCCAGTCTTGGCCGCACGTCGGGCACGTCCACTCGTCGCCAGGAGACATGGCGGGCAGCCCGCAGTAGTGCTCACTGTCCATCGGAGCCACCTTCCGGGTACCGGGAATCAGCAGCGGAGCGTTCTTGCTCACGTTGCCGATCGCGTCGGGATCGCGCTTCGCGAACGTGCGCGGGGAGACGATCCCAGTGATCTGATGCCTCGGAACCGTTAGGCGCAAGGATGTCGTCGAACGCCGAGAGAACGGATTCAGCAGCCTCCGACATCATGTCGAGAACTGGGTCGAGTACGGCCTGCATCGCCTCGCCGATCACGGCGGCCTTGGCGCTGATCACCGCGCTCAGCGAGATCGTGCCGCCCGGCTCGGCGTCGATGCGCTCCTGGAGTGCTGGCCGCACGAGTATCCGCCCATGGTTGTCCGTCGGCAGGATGCCACGGGCTTCGCGAACGGCCTGGTTCTCGGCCGGCGTCCGTGGATAGCCAGGGGCAGCTCGCTCGAGGACCCAGACATCGCCGCGATCCAAAACGCGATACTGGAGCGCCGGGCTTTCTGGATCGATGTTGGGTTCGTCGCTGGTCATAGCGCCACCTCGTCGCGGAGATCGGCCGGCGGCCGAGCAGTCGGCGGCTGAGTCGCGATTCGGACGCGTTGGGCAGCGAGTGCGAGCGCCACGAAGTACGCCACCAAGAGGATGGCAAGCCCGGCAGCCACCAGTGAAGCGAGACCGTAGACCGGTGCTGACACACCAGCGAGCAGCGCCGCGGTGCCCCAGAACAGCACGCCGAACGGGGCAAGCTGCTCAGACAATCGGGCTGTCTGATGGATCGTCGTGCGGAGGAGATCACTCAGCATCGAGCATCGCCTCCTTGGCTTTCTGGATCCGCTTGAACTCGGCTTCGTCGCCGTCGCCCTGGTCGGGATGGACGTCCGCGGACAGGCGCCGGGCGACTGCCCGGACGACCGCGTCCGGCGCGTCGGACGCGACGCCCAGGACCTCGTGCGGGTCCTCGTCCAGCTCGTCCGTGCTCGAGCGCACCGGCGGCGCCGCGACAGCGTCCTCGTCGGCCGGCGGCAGGCGTGCGGTCTCCACAGTGTCCGCTGCGGTCTCGACCGCGCAGCGCTCGGCGAGGCGCTGGCGGCGAGCCCACAGCGCGATCGCACGGGCGTTCTCCCGCTGCGTCTCCCAGCGATCACAGCTGACCGCGTACTCGTGATCGGCCGCCTCACCCTCGCGCCGGAAGTACGCAGCGACACCGACGTCGTCGGGCCGATCGTGCTGGTGGGGGATGTTCGGTCTGTCAGCGTAGTGCTGGCTCGCCGTCTCGATCCGGACGCTGCCCTCGGTCGCTTCCCACTGCTCGAGCTCGTCGACGATGCTCTGGAACGACTCTTTGCGCGTGGGGCTGAGGTCTCCAGGGTAGGACTCGCGATCTTCAGCTGGCGTCCGTTCGTGGCCCGCGGGCCAGTCGATCTCGCGGGCCTGCTCGACGTTACTCATCAGGATCACCCAACGCTTCGTCGAGCCGATCGGCTGCACGCTGAATCGCTTCAGGGTCGCTGCGCTCGATCGCAGCGAGAAGATCGTCGCGCGCGTCGCGTACGCCATCCATATCTGGCGTGTCGTCGCCAGTGTACTCGTAGAGCCCACGCGTGACCTTCTGGACGAAGTGGTGGCTCGCGAGCCGGTTCAGACTCGTGTTGATGTCGCCCTTGTCGATCCCGGTCTCCTGGCGGAGGAGGTACGGGTTCGCGCGGCCTTCTGTTCGCATCACGTCGAGCACTTCCTCGTCGCGGTCATCGAGGTCCGGATCGACCATAGGTGGATCTTTTACTGCCATTACAAAGGCGTATTGTCTCTGTGCCAACTAAGTTCTTATCCCTACACTACGGTGGGCTTACGGAGTAAGAACTAAGTAACCAGAGGATAGACTATTGAGTACGAAGCGCGGGGACGGCCGGCAGAAAACTGCCGGCCGGGGCGGTGCAACGCCCCGACCCGGGCTTCAGGAGAAACCCGAACATGGCTACGAAACAGACCGACAAGAAGTTCACGCAAGACGTCGACCACACGTTCTTCGCCGTCCCCGCCGAGTGGGCCCACGCCGGCTCGCACGAGGACGTCGACAAAGAGACCGAGGCCCGCTACTACGCCGAACGAATCTGCGTCGAGCAGAAACTCGAAGGCGAGCGCGTTAGCCCCTCCGAGATCGACTACTCGGAAGACGTTCAGATGTGGGTCCGCTACGAGGATCCCGAGACCGGCGACTACGTCGAGGAGGCCTACCGCGCTGCCGTGCTCGAGCGCGAAGGCGATGTGGAGTACATCCCGAAGGTCGTCCGCCGCGGTGGTGCGGACAAATTCAAGACCTCGATCGCTGTGCCGAAGAGCCGCGTCGAGGAGGGTCGGTGATCACGATGCAGGACATCTGTCGCGACGCCCGGAAGCGGATCAGCATGATCGCCCGCGATCATGCCGAGCAGTTCGACGCAACGATCCTACACAACCACGTCTACGAGGGCGTCCCCGAGCACACCCGGCTGCGGGAGTACCTCGATCTCGCCGAACGCTCGTATGATCTCGCGTCCGACGTCAGTGGCGAGTCGCACGACCGGGCGGCCTTCGCGGCGGCCGAGGAGCTCAACGACGGCGCCGAAGAGCTCGTTGACGAGGTCGTTGCCGAGCTGGTCGCCGAGCTCGACGACGAGACGCTGGCCGAATGGGGCGACGCCTGGGACAGCGAGGCGATCCAGAACGCTCGCGAAGAGCGCGATGAGTTCTTCGACCAGTCAAACAGTCACGCCGCGGCGCTGGCTCAACAGCTGCGCGAGGCCGAGGAGGGTGATCTCGATGCCTGAGGATCTGCCGCCGATCCACGTTGGCGACCACGTCCGCGATCGCGACGACGAGGACGACAGCGCAACGATGCTCGTCGTCGGGCTCGACACGCTTCGGGCCGACGCCTACGAGCTCGGCGACGGCGGGCCGACCGTTGCGGAGGTCAACCCTGACTACTCCAGCACCGACGACGTCGTCGAGGTGATCTTCCCGCAGCGGACCGTTCTGGATGTCGACGCGAAGCGCTACGCCTACCCGCGCTCGCGGCTCCGGCTCGAACAGCCCATTCACGACATCGACGCCGACTTGGACGGCGATCGCGATGCGTGAGCGTCTCGACCGCGTCGCGATCGAGGAGGCACTCTGCGGCCGGGAGCTCCCGGAGGGTCAACCCGAGCACTGCCGGCGTTGCGGCGGCGAACTCTACGAGGGCCAGTCCGCCACCCTTCGGGTGACCCGGACGACCGGCGAGACGCGCTGGGAGATCGTGGCGATCTGGTGTCCCGTGTGCGCGCCCCACGAGCTGGAGGCGTCGACGCTCGGCGCCGAGGACGCACTGGTGGAGATCGAGATCGCGATGGGCCAGCTGCATCCAGACTCGTGGCTCCTGGCCGTGCGCCCCGACGTGATCGACATGACCGGTGCGCGCGATGAGGGCGGGACGGACGTCGACGTCGAGGCCGTGCTCGTGGAGGTGCACGATGGCAGCAAGTGATCCCAACGGAGGGAGCGAGTTGCAACTCGGCCTCGAGCGGAACGCCCGCAACCGGCCGACCGGCCGCATCTACTGCGAGTGCTGCGATCAGCGGGCGTCACGGCCAGAAGAGATCCCGCACGACGCCGGGTGTCCGTTAGCCGACGAGTGAGCGCTTCGCTTACGCGTCTTGGAGCCGTTTTCTGACGGCGGTTACGTACTCACGGACGCCGGGACGTATCCACTCTCGAGCTCTTCGTCGCGCTCGAACTCCACCGCGTACGCACCCCCGACCGGAGACGCACTGATCGTGACAGTCTCGGGGTCGGCCGGGATCGTGAACGCCATCGACCCGCTGGCACTCTCTTCTGGGTCGAGCGAGACGTCGAGTTGACTCCCGTCCGTCAGGACCGTCCACTCGCCTTCGGTCCCGTCGGCGGTGACCGTGAACTCGCCGGGGCTGATATCGAGCGCTGCATCCCCAACGTTGGTCAGCTCTAACGTGAGGATGAGGTACTGCTCGCCCTCGTCGGCTTCCCAGAACTGGTCCTCGCCCTCCTGGCGCAATGCATCGAACACGGTCGCGGTCCAGCTCGCGTCGAGCGTCGAGTCGGGATTGTCCGGCGAGATCGACTCGGCCGAGATCTCCGGCTGGGGGAGGGTCGCCTCCGACTCACCGTCACCAGAGTTGTTGCCGTCCGATCCACCAGTGTCGCCGCCGTCGTCACCCCCACCATCTCCTGGACCGTCTGGATCGCTACCACCAGAACACCCAGCGAGCGGGGCGGTCAATGCACTACCCGACAGCAGCAGATATCGGCGTCGGTCCATGCACTAACCGCCATGGCCAACGCCCTTAGATATTATGACAAGAACAGATCAGTCAGCGACTATCGCTGTCTTCGCCGCCGAGTTCGATTTTCCCTCAACCCACTCCTCCATCAGCTGAGCGATCATCTGACTGCGTGAGGTGTCACGGCCGATCTCCTCGTTGGCCTTCAGGTTCCACATCTTGTCATCGAACTCCTCGACTAACTCCTCTTCAACGTAGACGCTGACGGTCTTTTTCTCACCGTCGTCTTCGGGCATGTCGTAGACTATTAGTCTAACACATAAAAAGCGTGATGCCAACAGTAGACCCATAACGACCACAAGCTATTAGACAATTAGGCCAATAGGGCATTGTAGATGAGTCAGACGACGATATATATCGACGACGACACGGTCGCCGAAATCGACGACCGGCGGCACAGCACCACGTCGCGAAGTAAGTGGATCAAGGAGGCGATCCAGGCACGACTCGACGCAGAGGACGATGATGTCTGGGAGGACGTCTCCTCGTCGTCCGACGACGACTCGGTTGAGGCGTAGCTCGCCAACCAATTGCAGACCGCCGCGCCCCCACGCGGCGGCCGAAAACACCTAATGCGCATCCGATACCACCACCCCCCGAGGCCTTGTAATGCGGTCAGTACTTGCGGGATCCCTGTAGTATCGCGTGGATACTACACAGGAACCCACCAGTATCCGCTGTTTACTTCCGCCTGCGGCGGGGTGCTGAAACCGCAGGACTGCGCCGGGAATCACTCCCGAACTACTTTCACTCCGGTGGGTAATCAACTTGATAGGTACTCCCCTCGTCAGACTCGGTTAGCACCATGCCGGAAGTTAAACGAGGGGACGGCAGCAGCACCGAGGACCGTGGGGATCTCGTCCGGGTCGATCGGACGGATGACATCGATCGGATGCGTTACCGCTGTCCGCACGGTCACACGCGCTGGGACCCGACGAACTCTCACGCGTACTGTTCGACCTGCGCGAAAGCGCGGGAGTCCCACCCAGAAGCCGATCCGGAACACTACGAGCTGCTCGACAAGCGGACGGGCGAACTCATCTCGTGGTCGCGGATCGAGCTCATCGGGCGCTAAGGACGCCCACCCCGGAAGTTCAACCCCCCTTTATGTAGCAATCGCCAGAAGACGTCGACACATCGCGACACCGACCGACCGCGCTGGCCCATTCCAAAAGTTCAGCACGGCCGGTCCCCATCTGTCGCGGTCCACTGTCGGTCCGGGCGCACAGTCCACCGAGCAACCCGTTGCGCCTGCTGCGGGTCCCGTCGCGGGAGATCAGCAGGCAATCACAGTAGACACATGAGCCATTCCGACGCGACCGATAAAAGCGCTACCCCATCCGATCAGTCCACCGAACAGCCCGCCAACCCGTCACCACGCGACGTCAGCGCCGATCTGAGCGCGTTCCAGCGTGACCTGCTGTACGTGATCTACGCGAAGCGGGAGGCGGGACAGACGCCCCACGGCCTGTCGATCAAGGACGAGATGGAGGACTACTACCCGGACGAAGTCCATCACGGGCGGCTGTACCCCAACCTCGACACGCTCGTCGATCTCGGCATCGTCGAGAAGAGCGCGATCGACCTTCGGACGAACACGTACGAGGTCACCGAGTTCGGCATGGCGGTGATCACCGCGCAAAGAGTGGATCCAGTCGCTGCCCAACCGGGGGGGTTCGAATGACGCTCCGCGACCGCGTCCGCTCGCTGCTGGGCTTCGCTGATCCGGACGTCGACGCCAGACCCGACACGCCAACGACCACGCTGTCGATCGACGACATCGGCGCCGTGCTCGAGAACGAACGCCGGCGCGAAGTGACGCGCATCGTCGTTGATCACTACCAAGAAACCGAGCAGCCGGTAAGTCTCGGCGATCTTGCCGACGTCGTCGCCGCGCACGAGAACGACAAGCCACTCGACCTGGTTTCCAGCGACGAGCGGAAGCGCGTCTACGTCTCGCTGTACCAGATCCATCTCCCGAAGCTGGAGGACATGGGCGTCATCGTGTACGGCGACAATATGGACGCGATCACGCCGACGGCCGACGCAAACGCGGTCTGCGATATTCTCGAGACAGCACGGGACATCCAGGCCGACCCCGACAACGTGTCGGACGCGCCTCGGTCGGCGCTGGAGCGCGACACCCCCACCGGCGGCGATCTTCGCTACTACGACTCGCGCGACCTCGCTGAGACAGCCACGGAGAACAGAGGTGACCAAGCGTGACAGAAGATCGCGACTGGGAGACGATCGGCTTCGTCCAGTCTTCGCGGTACCGCTGCGAGGTACTCGAAGCGCTCGAAGAGCATCCGAAGACGCCGTCGACGCTCGCCGAAGAGACCGGGTCCGGCATCGCCCACCTCTCGCGAGCGCTGTCCAGCCTTCGCGACCGCGGGCTCGTCGACCTCCTCGTCGAAGAGGGTCGCAAAAAGGGCCGGATCTACGGCCTGACAGACGACGGCAAGGAGATCGCTGCGGCCATCCAGGAGGTGACCGTCTGATGGCGTACCAAGTCGACGGCACCTGCCGGCGCTGCGGTAAGGACCCCGAGAAGGTCTACCGTTGTCAAGAATGTGGGACGCCCGAGCCACTGGACGGTGACCCGGACGACGAGGAGAGCGGCGACGCGGCGCTGATGACCGATGGCGGCCTCGACGAGGACGAGCTCGAGGAGACGAAGGAGGTCGGTGTCCCCAACAGCGAGGGCACCCCGCTGGGCGATGCATGGGTCGGTGGCAGCGACGCCGCCGCAGCTCGCCGCGCACTGAAGGACGCAGTCGACAAGCACGTCAACGACACGGACAACGGCGCCCGGGTTGGGACGGTGATCAACACGGCGATCGAGGACGCCGATGTCGACGTCCGTCTGGTCATCCGCCAGCTGAAGCTGCTCCTCGAGCAGGGCGATCTCTACAAACCGACAAGGGGGACAGTCAAACGGACGCTCGCGGACGGTGGCCGTGCCGAAGCGACCGACCGGGAGATCGCAACGGCGCTAGCCGACGACGCCGGCGCCGGCGTGATCGCCGAGGACCTCCAGGTCGGCGGCGCCGGTGTGACCTACCGCGGCCCTGGTCCGGCCGACGGAGGTGACGAGTGATGCAGCGGACCATCCTCGGGCTGTTCATCAGCCCGCCGGACAACGACCTCGAGTCCGCGCATGGCGACGAGACGTCCCTCCAGGTCGACGAGGTTCAGGAGACGTTCGATGGCCAGCGCGTCTACTCCGGCGAGGCGGCGACGCTTCGGACCGAAAAGCGCGAGGCGCCGATCATCAGCGACGACGGCGAGATCACGACTGTCCAACAGCGCTTCGACGCTCCACAGCACTGCAACTGGTTCGCGATGCCCGACGCCGATCCCGGCTTCGTCGCGGTCGACAGTAGCGCCGGCGAGTCCGCGTTCCATCTGATCGGCCAGGTCACCGGCAGCCTCGTACTGCCGGCGATCTACGGTGACCTGAACGGCTTCGCCGACTACGTCGAGCAGCGGAACGGCACGATCCACAGCGTGATCTGGAGCGACGGCGACGAGGCCGGGAGCTTCTACCGGGCGATCGGCTCCGATGACTCGATCCTGAAGCACGGCCTCAAGTCGTCGCTCAGCCAGTTCGCGTTTACCGTCGGCTACGACGGCTTTCGCCTTGAGGGAACGGCCGCGAAGTCGGGGTACTGCGAGCTCTATGCACCCGACGACTGGGACGCCCTTCAGATGGCGCAGTTCATCGACGACGTCCTGCTGCAGTTCTCCGGCGTGAAGGACGTCGGGAGCGCCCAGGAGATCGCGACCGACAACACGATCGCCCAGCGCGCTCGCGAACAGCGTCAGCACGACGAAGGCGAGGGTGACGCCGAGGCCGACGACGGCGTCGACGCTGATCAGTCCCAACTCGACCAACTCGGGCAACTGGACAGCGTCACCGTGGCCGACGGAGGTGATGACGCGTGATTCTGACTGCAACGTGGGTCGCCGGTGTAGCGCTCATCGAAGCGGTTCACGGGCCAGAGGTCCACGAAGATGAGAGCGCCACCGAGACCGCGTTCTGGTTCATGGCGTTCGACCTCGCAATGGCGTGGGTGATCTTCGCATGAGCTCCGTCGATCGCTTCCTGCTCGAGGCCGCGGCCGAGGAGGGCGTCTCGGTCGGTCGCGAGGATGACCAGCTGGTCGTCGAGTGTTCCGAGCACAGCGAGGGCAAGATCGACACCGGCGTCGTCCACGACCTCGCTCGCGAGCACGATCTCGTCGTCGAGCGGACACTCGCAGACTTCGAGGACGGCGACGTCGAGGTCATCCTGCGGATTCCCGGAGGTGACGCCTGATGGCTCGCTGCGAAGCCTGCGGCGGGTCGATCCGCGAGCGACTGGGCGGCACGGGCCAGGCCGACACGCTGATCGACATCACCAAGTTCGAGTTCGACACTGACGTCGGGCCGCGAACGGGCCGTTGGACGTTCTTCTGTAGCTACGAGTGCGCGATTCGCGGCCTCGAGGACGACCTCCTCAACGAGTCCGGCGATTCGATGTTCTACGCCGACCGTCGTGGTGACGGGCCCCAGAACTACCCTGATCCTGAGACCGAGCCGTTGGTCCGGCGGGCGAAGGAGCTGCTGGAGACCGCGCAAGAGGGCGCCAACGACATCGACCTCGAACTGGACCTCGACGACGCGATCAGGCGTATCGATGACGCGCTCGACACGCTCGCAGACGAACCCGATCCAGACGACCGGGTCTACCACGCGACCGGCGAGGCGCTCGACACGATCTATGCCGGCGAAGAGCGGGAGGACGCCGTGATCGACGCCGCGGTCGAGTACAACATCGTCGACCGGCTGGGGCTGGTCAACGCCGAGGTCGTCGATACGCTAGACGAGCGGACGCGAGGTGGTGCCTGATGTCGTGTGAGCAGGCCGACCTTCGCGAGGAGCTCCTCGACGTCATCGACGAGCGGACGTCGCCCGACGAGCCCTGGATCTCGACCCGGTCGCTCTACCAGCTCGTCGACGCCAGCGCTGACGAGATCAAGGACGAGCTCTACCGGGCGAGCAACAGGGACGAACTCCTCGAATGGAGAGGGAAGTTCGCGGCGGCGGATCGCGACCGCCTGGTCGCCGTGATCGAGGCCGAGCGGGACGCCGATGCGACGCGCAGGAAGCTGATCGGGCGCGCCAACCGCCTGATGCAGGAGGTGAACGATGGCGAGTGATGAGTCTGCGGACGGGACTGATCAGCCGAGTCTCGATGATGTCGACGAATCGACTGCGCTCCGGGTCTACGACGCGCAGTTTGAGGGCTGCCACAACGTGAACGCTGACGAGGACCCGCGGCCGTGCATCTCGTTCTACGTGATGACGGACTTCGGGATCGCGCGCCTCTGTTCCGCGTACCGAGACGGGTTCGGCAACGAAGTCCATCGACTCGCTATCCCGAATCTCGGAGAGATCCCTGAGCGAGAGCGCGAGAGCATCGGTCGACACGCTGATCGAAAGACCCTCGAACTCGTCGACGCCGACGCGCTCCCGAGCCAGCGAGAGCCGCACGGAGAAGATCCCATTACGGGGCTCCAGATCGAGATCACTGGATTCGGCTTCGACGTGATGCCGTGGGCCGAACGCGAGTGCACCCGCTGCGGCCGACCTCTCGACGCAACGTCGGCTGATCGGTCCCCGGACGGGTGGCTCCACGAGGAGTGCAACCCATCGAACTGGGACGACGCTACTCTCGACGCGTTCGCAGGAGGTGAGGCGTGATGCCGTCAGACGGCACTGAGCAGGATACTGTTTTCGTATCAGGCTCAGGGAAAGGGCAACGTCTCCACACAAAACGGGATTGTGACCGGTTCCGAGTCGCAGAGACAGTTGTCGAGAAACCTGCATCGGCCTATCCTCCAGGGTACTACGAATGGTGCGAAACCTGCGGAGGTGAGCGGGATGTCTGAGGGCGGTGTTGAACGATTTGAGGAAGGCGATCGTGTGGTCCACGATCTCTACGGAGAGGGGTACATCGAGAGTGTCCTGGAGTTTCCGTATGTCGAGCTCGGATGGGACCACATCCCGACTTCCACGCTGAGAGTCCTCCGTTGGGATCTGGATTTGGTTGACGGAGGTGAGCAGGATGCCGAGTGACGATACTGACCGATCCTGTCCGGTAGACGGATGCGAGAATCCAGAACTCGATGACGTTTCAGAGAACGACGACGAGTTCGATTGGTTCTGCCACTGGTGCGGAAACCTGTTCGTCGAAACGGAGGGAAGTCTGGATGTCCAGTGACGGTACTGACCGATCCGGGCGGCCAGATAATCACGTCTCAGTCTTTCCGTATCCAGGCGGGAAGGGTCGAGAGGCTGACTGGATACTCGAGAAGATCCCACCGCACGATACTTTCGTCGACGTGTTCGGTGGCAGCGGCGCCATCATCTACAACAAGCCGCCGTCGACGAACGAGATCTACAACGACGTGAACGACGACCTCGTACAGTTCTTCGAGGTCCTTCGGACTCGGACTGACGAACTCGAGGAGTTCGTTCGGAACGTCCCGTACGCCCGTTCGGTGTACGACGAGTGGGTAGATGCCTTCTTCAACGGCTACCGTCCAGACGACCCAGTCGAGCGGGCTGGTCGCTTCTGGGCGCTCCGATACATGCAGTTCGCGGGCGACATGTCGATGGTCAACGGGTTCAAAGTCCGTGCGAAACGGTCGCCGTCACGGACGTTCGACAACGCTCGCGAGCGTCTACAGGAACTTGCCGACCGGTTCAGTGATGTGACGATCGAGAACCGCGACTGGCGGCGAATCCTCGGTACCTACGACGATACGGACGTCGACGTACTGTTCTACTGCGATCCGCCGTACGTCGATTCGGAGCACTACTACGGCGCCGAGTTCGACCACGCGGCGTTCGTCGACGCACTCGCCGACGTCGAATCAGACTGGATGGTGAGTTACGCCGAGCTGCCGGACGGGCTCGAGGAGATCGGGCACGTGCTCGCGCGTGATCGGCGGCACCGGATGTGCCGAAAGGCGTCAGACTCGACTGAACACCTGGTCTGTAGCTTCGACCCAGCAGAGCGCCCGCAGTTCCTCGAGTCCGGTAAACAGACGAAGTTGCTTACAGCGGCGGACGGCGGAAACGCCCGCGAAGTAGCACCGGGTACTGATCGCGACGGAGGTGGCGCCGATGCAGAGTGAGACCGTCATCGGTGGGTTCCTGACCGCCGCGCTCGGCCTCGGCCTGTTCGTGGTCGGCGCTGTCGCGATGCTGACGGCCCCGCGCCGGACCGACCTGATCGGTTGGGGCGGCGCGATGCTGCTCGGCGTCGGCGTCACGCTCGTCGCCGTCGGCTTCTCGGTCGCTGGAGGTGGTGCCTGATGCCGTCGACGAAGGAGCACCTCGAGCAGGCAGCCGAGCATCTGGAGGCCGTCGAGTGGGCGGACGTCGATTCGATCTCCGGGATCACAGTCTCGTCGTTCACCGGCCGGCTCCAGCGAGCCGCCAAGAACGCTCCCGACGAGCCGACAGACGAAACGCCGAAGGAGGCGTGGAAGCGCCACAACGAGTCCTTCGAGTACGAGGGCCCCGACGGCCCGGCCGAGTCGTGGTCGTCTGAGGACTACACCGAGCTCCACGATCGGCTGATCGGCCGCCGCGTTCAGTGGTACTGCCAGTACTGCAGTACGGCGCCGTTTCGCAGTCTCAAGAAGGCCCGGCGCCACGTCGGGCAGCAGCACGGCGAGCACCTATACGAAAAGTACGGTGGTCGCGATGAGTAGCGACCACACCGAGCTCTCGCCGGCGCCGACCACCGAGAACGTCGTCGACCTCGGCCTCCAGGCGGAGTTCGAGCGCCTCGAGGAGCTGACCGACGCGCTGCTGGAGAACGCGTTCGGCGAGGGGCTCCCTGACGAGCTCGTCCACGACCTGTCGTCCGCCCACCTGTCGATCCGGCACTTCGCGGATCCGCTGAAGGGGGGACAGTGCGACTTCCTCGCGGGCTTCCTGCGCGAGCGCGTCGTCGAGTGCGACGGATATCTTCACGACGCCGAGGCCGAGCTCGGCGGACGGGACGGACGGATCCGGGACGCCCGCCAGCTGTGCTGGGCGATCGCCGAGGAGCTGCCCGACGGCCGTAAGGAGGGTCGCGGCCGCGTCTCCCGATGTGCGCGCTGCTTCGAGATCACCATCAACTCGACGCCGAACACGCTGCCGTGTCCCGGCTGCGAGCGAGGTGATCAGGCGTGACTGACGCGATCCGCCGGACGGCTGCCGAGGCCGAGCCGGGCGACGAGATCCAGATCGCGACGTCGACTAACGAGTGGCGGACGCCGATGGAGGTCGTCGACGTCGACCGCGTCGAGTGGGACGTCCCGTTCGGCGAGGACTGGCTCATCGCGACGATCGCCCTCGAGGGGCGCTACGGCGGCCAGTACGTCGCACTGATCGACGACGTCGACGACCGCCGGATCCTGCGGAACGACGGCGATCACGACGCCTGGAGCACGCTGGTGCAGTTCGAGCCCGCCGACGACGAGACGTTCGTCTGCGAGTGCGGACAAGAGTTCGACGATCCCGCTGCGCTCGCCGGGCACCAGAACCATCCCGGAACCGACTGCTCGCCGAGTGGTGACGACCAGGACCAGGACGACCCGACGCCGGAGCTCCCGAACGGACTGACCATCGACGACGTCCGCACGGCCGTCGACGAACACGTCACGCTCTCCGACGTCGCGAACGCGCTCGAGCTGTCGGTCGGACAGGCACGGTCGGTGCTGTTCGACCTCGATGCCTACAGCGAGGTCCGCGAGACGGCCCAGTACGGCACCGGAGGGATCCGCCGATGAGCCGGTGGAGCGGCGTCCTCGTGGTGGTGCTGGCCGCGGCCGCGCTGCTCGCGATCGTCGCGATCAACGGGGGTGGCGTCTGACGTGCGTCCGACGTGTCAGGCGGTTCGAACGCGAGGCTTTAAGAAGCGAGACTCCGTGGGACTCCGTAATCAGGACAGGAGAAATCGACGTTGCGGCCACACCCGTCGCTCGCGGGTTGTGGAGGCAGAGGGTAGGATATCTGTCTCTGCGGCGCGAGTGACCTTAAGCTTACCGGACAGCGTTAGCTGTGCGTTTCTCCTGCGGAGAGAGGCGCACGGCCACGAATCCAGCCGATTTGCCCAGAGACACGTGTGCGAGAGGACCACTCCGACGGTCGAATGCGGCGCCCAGCCGGTGGTCTGTCGATGACTGGCGACGGCCTCCTGGGTGACCGCGAAGGAGAGCTGACGCTGACCAGCCAGGACGTCGCGGCGCCGGTCGCGACGGTCGCCCTAGACGGCGACCGGACAGTGACCGAAGTGTGGCAGGACCTCCTGCTTGACTCGGATGTCCAGGACGAGTTCGTGCGCTCAGTGCGGGCCGTCGCGGCGGGCCGAACACCGACCGAGTTCGTCGACGCCCTCGAGGCGTCTGCCCTGGCGCCGTGGCTCCAGACGCCGATGGTCGCGATCGCCGCCGGCGAGAGCGAGGAACTGGACGAGGAGTTGCCACACCGCGCGACCGTCAAGTTCGTCGCCGGCATTCGGCAGCTCGGTTCGGCCTGGTACTCGGAGCTTGAGGAGATGTTCCCTGCAGCACGACTGTTTGGTGCTGGATCCCAACCCACGATCGCCGTCTCGATCGACCGGGAGACGTTCGGCGACCAGCGCCGCGATCAGCGCGAGGCCCTCTGTCAGCTGCTGACTGCGCTCGCCCACCACTGCGATGTCCGGGTCGTCGGGAGCGGCCTCGACCACCGCTGGCTCGCTACCGAGCACCAGCGCAATCTCCCGGGCGATATTAGCGAGCAGTGCAGCACTGCCCGTAGTGAAGCACCACAGGCTGATCTGGTCGCGACGGCTCGCGACGAACTCAGCTACGATGGGTCCGAGGTTGCGATCCTCCGCGCACTTGCCGATGAGTCGACGGAGACGCTGTCGTACCACCAGCTTCGGCGGGCGACCGATCTCAGCCAGTCCCGGGCGTCGCAGTGCTTCAGCCGGCTGGAGGGCCTCGGCCTGATCGGGACGTTCCGGACCGGCAACAGCAAGAGCGCCGAACTGCTCGCCGCTGGCCGCCAGCTCGTCGACGAGTTCGACGAGGACCTTGGCCGGCAGCAGCAACTCCGGGCAGCCGTCGAGGACTACACCAGCCAGTCCGAGGAAGAAAGCGCAGGACGGGAGGGCGTTCCTGACGAGTTTAGCGACCCCCCAAAATCCTCCTCCAATAGCCGTGCCGCACGCGCATGCACGGGGGAGGGGGAGGGGGAGGCAGCGACCCGGCCGGACCGCCGCCGGCTGGCCGAGGTGCACGAGACGCACCTCCTCCCGCGGTGGCTGGGCGACGTGGCGGCTGTGGAGGCCGGCCAGCGCGACATCACGCTGCTGGATCACCCGATCGAGGAGCTGGAGGACCGGGGAACCCGGCTCTGGAGCTACGACCACGACGCCGATCGCCTGCTGGTCGCCGCGGAGTACGACAATCCCATGCAGCATGCGGTCTGCGTTGCACTCGCTTTAGCTGACGTCCGGACGTGGTCGGCAGTCGCCCCGCCGGAACGGATCAAGACCGACGTTGCCGCCGATCCGGAACTGATCCGAGACAAGCGCTGTATCGGCGCGTTCCCCGACGAGGCCATCGATGAGCCAGAGGTGTTCATCGAGAACATCAAGGAATGGGCAGCGGGCCTCTGCGAGATGACGCGGGACCTCTGGCACGGCAACTACCAGGACCGCAACAGCTTCCGGGGCGATATCACGCAGTCGGCCCTCGGGCTGATGGGCACGGTCTCCGACATGCTCGATCTCCTAGACGTCGACGTCGTCCGAGTGACGCAGGTCCCCCGGGCTCAGACGTTCGACGAGGTCGACGAGCAGACGCTGGCCGAGCACATCGGCGTCTCGACGGCCGTGATGTCGCGGTACCGCGACTTCAGCGCCTACCGGCAGCTGTTCGAGGAGGACGAGGAGCGCCGTGCTGCGGTTCCGACGCTCGACGACGTCGACGCCACCGATCCGCACGGCGTGGTCACCACTCGGACCGTCGTGATCGGGCCGAACGTGTCGGACTTCGAGAGCACGGTTCGGTCGAGAGCTCGGAACCCGCGAGAGCTCCACGAGGATGCACCGGAGTTCGACGTCCCCGTCACGATCGGCAACGGCGGCCGCCGGCAGACTTACCACCAGGCGCTGCAGTCGGTGTGTTCCCGAAAGAACCTGGAGGCGACCGCCGAGACGACGGCGTTGCTCCGGGCACTAACCGGGACGCCGGTCGACGCCGCGAGGGCGGTCAGCCAGGGCCTCAGCACCGAAGGCTTCCATCGCGAACTCCGCCTCGAGGAAGTCCGCGTCGCCCTCTCGACGCTGGACTGGCGGCGGATCCTCCCCGGAACGGGCGAGACCGTCCAGAAGGTCGTCAAGACGCTGCTGACTGCGACCGAACCGCTCAGTCAGCGGGAGCTGGCAGACCGCGCTGGCGTCACTGAGCAGTCGATCCGCGACAACCGGGGCGTCCTCGAAGCACTGGACCTGCTCCACGAGACCGCGGACGGCTGGCGGCTTTCGCTGCCGTTCCGAACCAGCGAGGAGCGCTGGAGCGGCATCAAGCCGGAGCTTCTGGAGTGCTCGGCGATGACGACGGTCACTGACGTACTCTGGGAGATTGCGGAGGTCCTCGTCCCGACGGACCGACTCGTCGACCCCGACGATCCGATCGGCGGCGCGTTCTACGCTGCCGACCCGCCGGGCGAGCTGCAAGAGGTCTGGCCGGAGATCGAGGCCTGGGTCGACGTCGTCGTGGCGCTGCTTGATCAGCCTGTGAGAACACAGGACATAGTGGTGTCCTTCGGCCCCTCGATCGAGCAACAGCCGATCGCGGCGGTCCAGGGGGGTGCGGCATGACTCGCCGCTGCTCCAGCTGCGGGAATCCACTCACCCAGACGCCGTATGAGCTCTGGCTGTTCCACATCTGCCAGTCGTGCTACGCCGACCAGTCAACGCGGAAGTGGACTGACAGTATCGGATCCGAACGGAAGTGGCGCTACGTCCCGCGCTGGCACCTGGGCGCGACCGACGGCGGTGATCGCGATGACTGACTCGGAGCAGATCGAGATCCCGGCCGAGCTCGCGTCGTCGACGCCGGCCACCAAATTGGTCTACGTCGTCCTCGACAACGAGGGGCCGCTCTCGCAGCGGGAACTAATCGATAGTACCGGGCTGTCGTACACTGGCGTCCGGGACGCACTTGATCGTCTCGAGGACCATGGCCGGCTCGACGCCCAGACTAATCTCGATGACGCCCGGGAACGCCTCTACGATTCTACATGAAGACACCCTTTCTCTGACGGGGTAAACGCAGGTTTATGACGAGAGAGTGTACAATTACCAGCAAGGCGACTGTTCTACCTGGGCGCGTTCACAGCGCGCCGGTGCCGATAGCCGACTGTCCACCAAACCTATGAGCGTGACTCCTACACAGCCCACGGACGAAGAGACGTACGAGTGTTCGCACTGCGGCGGTGAGCGACGCGAATCGACGTCAGTCGGCGGGTCGTTCTGCTCGACGAGCTGCCACCGAGCGCACAAGCGATCGAAGCGCGCCGGCGAGATCATGGAGCTCCTCGAGCACGACCATCGCTTCTGCAAGACCTGCGGTCGCCAGCTGAAGACGGTCGACAAGCCGGACACGTCGGTCGTGATCGGCCCCTGCGAGCACCAGGAGTGGGACCACGCGAAGGACGTCCTCGTGGGCTACCAGTACCGGACCGAGCACGCCGACCAGGGCGAGATCTCGATGGATGTCGACGAAGCGGGCGACCGGCCGATCGTCGAGCGTGGCGTCGCGACGGGCACGGTGTGTCGCTGCGGGAACACTGCCCACAAGCACGGCGAGGCGATCATCCGCGACCGCTTCCCCTTCGAGACGGCGTACTTCCTCCACCGCGCAGCGCGGACCCTCCGCGCCGAGGACAAGCACGACGTCCGGCTCGATCGACGCCAGCTGTTCGACGCGGTCGTCGGCCAGACGGTCCCGGTTGAGGACAGCGACGGGCTGGACGTCCGCGCGGCGATCGCGGACGCGGTAGTCCTCGACGACTGAACACAGACTGCTTCACCATGTCCTCGGAGAGCCAACTCCCCAGAGAGCCGAGTGCGTTCTCGCCCTCGAATCTGGTCGCCCAGCGTCTCCGTGGCCCCGGCGCCGATGGCCACGATCGTCACCTGGACGGCGAGATCGTCCGCCGGTGCATCACGCGCGGGGAGTGCTACCGGGACGGTCGCGACATCTTCTGCTTCGAGGCCGACGTCGACGGCGTCACGTTCGAGCTCGTCGTCCGGGACTCGAGCCGCGAGGTCATCACGGGCCGCCCGACCAACGTCGACGCCGACCGAGCACGGGCGTCGGAACGCTGGTCAGCCGAGCAGATCAGCGAGATCGAGGCGTTTCTCGACGACCGCGGCTCCCGATGACGGCGTCAGTCCCAGTGTGGGCTGCTCGAGGGAACCGCATCGCATCAGGACGCGCGGACTGACCACAAATCACCTCGGCCCTCACCGGAGGCCATGTACGAGACCAGGGATGACGCGGCGTCCTGACCGCGCCGGGAGCGATCGTCGCCCGAGGATTCGCGGGACAACCGCGAGCCGGGCGTCAGGACATGACGGTCGCGGTAGCCACTCCGCCCCGGCCACCCGCTCCAAGTACCCCTTGCCCGTGCTGGCGAGGACGAGCCAGGCTGCGTTCGAAAAATCTCACTCAGTTGTTGACCGTTCGCGGCACACCGTCGGTTCAAATCCGACCTCGGGCCTTTTCACACATGACCCTTCCCACCGACATTGACCATCCGCGAGACCTGATCTACGACGATCGGGTCCGCGATCTCCTCGTCGACGCCATCCGGGCTGCCCGGGCACGACTGTTCGGGCACTCCCGTCCGGATGACGCCGTCCAACTGGTCGCCGACGCCACGCGCGACGAGCTCGTCACGGCGCTGGCCCAGCTGGGATACACGCCCAACTGGCTGCTCTCGTATCACTACGAGGGCGAGGACGCGAACCTCGTCCGGTTCTACCACGACGGGGACTTGGAGCTCCCATTCAGGCAGGTCCACGTCCGGCTGTTCATCGACGAGTTCCCGGACGGCGAGATCGGCATCGCAGCTCACGAGGAGGCGTCGGCGCTGACCCACCGTGATGCCCATCTCGACGAAGCGACGTTCCGTCGCGAGCGGGGCGTCGAGATGGTTCGCGAGGAGCTGGCGATGTTCGACGTGGACGTCGCGGCGGCCCCGGCTGACAACGATGAATCATGAGTACGAAACAACAGCGGCCCTGGTACTGCATCGATGCACTGGTAGACGACTACATCTCGGTCGCGGATGGTGGCGGTGATCTCCAGATGCTGAAGACGCTCAAGATCGTCCGGTCGTTGATCGTCAACATCGGCATCATCGCGATCACGCTCTACGGGCTCAGCCTGGGCTACGAGATGTGGTTCGGCTCACTCGGGCTACTCACACTCGGCCTCTACAACGGCGTCGAGGTCGCCGACTACGCGGCTCTGGCCCAGGCGTTCGCTGAGGCCCGCCACCGACAACAGCAACAGGAGCGTGAGGGCAACCGATGACACCGTCTCAGGTCAACCGCGTCGCCCGCAAGCTCGTCGCCAGCATCGTGATCCTCACGATCGTCGGCCTGTGGGCACATGGGCAGCTGACCGGTAACCCACTGACGCCGCTCTGGCAACTCGCGGTGCTGGTCCTCGCGCTCGCGAGCGCCATCGCAGTCTTCGGCCGTCGGACGGTCGACGACGCCGTCGAGTCTGCACAGGACCTGAAGGGCGGCGATCAGGGCCAGGAGAACGACGATGGCTGAGGACTCCGAGGACCGGGACGTCGAGGATAGCCCGGCCCGCGAGGACTGTCCGTGGGGTCGGACCGACTGATGGACACCGACGAGGAGTATCTTGATGCCGTCCTCCGCTGGAATCCGTCGATGCGCACCCTTGCCGGGACGGACATCCCGATCGACGGCCTGGTAGAGTTCCGGTACCCGCGCTATCAGGAAGACCAGCCCGACCGCTTCGATCTTGACGAGTCTGGGCACTTCTGGCGGCTCACGTTTCCGTACCGGTCCGTCGAGAAGGACGATGAGCCGTGGTTCGGCAACCCTAACGGCGGCGAATGGAGCCGTCGGCCGATCTGGAAGTGGCAGAACCCGAACGATCCGCTCGACGAAATGACGCTGAGCCCGTCAATCGGGAAACAGAGTGACGGCGAGATGGACTTCCATTGCTACGTTCGCAACGGAGAGATCGAGTGGCTATGACTGACGATCCGTTCGACCACCCCGATCTGATCGGCGCCGAGTGTACCATCCTCGGCCCGGTCGGATGGTGGCGCTGGCAGTATCGCGTCGTGATCCGTGACGTCGGGCACTACGACGGCCCGTGTGACTGGACCGTCGGCCTGCAACGCAAGCGCGGTGGCGCCTGGTTTACGGTCGATGGTATCGCAGACGGAGAGCGCGTCGAGCTCTACCCCGAAGGCCGAGATGCCGAACCGATCAACGATCGAACGGAGCCGTCCGAGAGCGAGCAGGCGCTTCTGGACGACCTCTCGAAGTATTTTCCATAATGACGAACACCGTTTCAATACCCCACGAGCGAGACGGCGACGATGTCGTCGGCACCGGCGCCTACCGCATCCTCGAAACGTTCGCTGGCCCGGCTTCCGAGGCCGACGAGCCGGTCCTCGAAGATCTCCGCCAGAAGCTCTGCCGAGCGATGCAGGACTTCCCCGAGCTCGCCGGCAAGGTCATCACCGTCGGCCGCCTCAACCCCAACGAGACCGACGACGTCAACGGTCGCGCCTGGTTCTGGAATCGGACGGTTCTGTTCCCAGTTTCCAGCATCACGTCGTGGAAGACCGTCTACCACGAACTCGCGCACATCGCTATCCACATCCGGAACCAGAACGGCGAGGACGTCCCCCATACCTCGGAGCCCTTCTGCTCGATCGTCGGCATCTCCCGGATGCCCGTCGAGCTGATCACCGGCACCCGCATCGCCTACCTCGGTACCCCGGACGCCCCACGAGCGGAGTGGCCAGATATCTGCCAGCGAGCGTTAGAGTACCGAGAGGAGCACGGAGCGAACAGCCACTACATCCAGCAGTGCTGCGACTGGCTCGGCATCGACGAGCGCGAGTCCAGGACACCTTACTGATGGTGGCTGTTTCAGAGACCACGGACTACGATCCACGCTACGATCGCGCCCAGTCTATCACCGGCGCAAAGGCACGGCACGTGGATCGAGGGCTCAAGTACGACGTGTCTGATCTCGAACGCGATCTCACTCGACTGCTCAAAACAGACTGATGAGTCCATGAAGCACGCAGCCCCGAAAACCCTCGACCATGTGTCGATCGACACGGACCGACAGTGCCAGCGCTACCGCGGCGAGCAGCCCGAACGCTGCACGAACACCGCGGAGTTCGTCTTCGTGTACGAGGGCAGCCTCGATCTCGATGACGACACCCGTCGGAACTGCCTCGCCTGCGAAGACTGCGTCCCTGTAGACACCCAGCAATAGAATCCTATGACCATGACCCGGACAGTCACCAGCATCACGATCGCCAGCACAGACGACGGCTTCACACTCGAGTACGACGGATTGTTCGAGTTCCTCCGCGACGGCGGCGACTTCGAGCTCGCACTTCCGATCGACACCGACGACTCTGGCATCTACCCGGAAACGGCCGACTCGCTCACCGATACGGAAGGCGAGATCCTCATCGCTCGAACCGACGGCGACGTCGAGGCCTCCGGCCTGATCGCGGCGGCGGACATCATCGAAGACGACCTACTCGTCCGCGTCGATGATCCGGAGTACGTCAGCTCGTCCGACCTGGACGTCGATCGCGCTGACCTCGACGTCGAGCTATAGAATCCTATTGCTGCTGTCCGAAAGTGCCGAAAACCCTCGCTGGAGCGGCGTAGCGCGCCGCCCTCTGTTTTTGATAAAACAATCAACCCATGGACGTGAACGAAGACGACCTGATCGGCGACCCCTCGGACGAGGTTCCAACGCTCGATCCGACCGACGACAACTGCCGAGGGAAGCGGACTGAGAAGCGTGACGACGTCGTCGTGTTCGTCGGCTACTGCAAGTCAACGCCAGGGCGAGGGACCGACCACGTCGGCGAGGGTCGCTGCAAGCATCACGGCGGGAACGCTGGTGGCTCTCGGGAGGGCGCCGGCGCGTCCGAAGACAACACGAATGCCGTCACCCACGGCGCGTACGCTGACGAGCTCAGCTTCTACCAGAACGAACTGGATGAGCCGCTCCAGAATCTCGCCGACAAGATCTTCGCCGACTACATGTCGGAGTACGAGGACCGGCACGGGTCCGAGCCGCCGAAAGGCCTGGAGATTGAACTGGAGCGACTCTCGATCAGCCACGTCAAGGACATCGTGCTCGACCGGTGGGCCTCGCAGCGCCCCGACTCGCTCGATTCGGGCAACCCACTCGTCGATCGGGAGACTGAGCGGGACTTCAACCCCGAAGACGGCGCGGTCGTCGTCGAGAAGTACAAGGAATCGGTCGTGATCCAGGCCCAACGGAAGCTCTCCACCGATCGCCGGCAGTGGCTGAAGGATCTCGACCTGCTGCCGGACGACGGCGCCGACGTCCAGGTGGAGGTCACCGCGAAGATGTGGGACGACCTGACCGACTACTACGAGGACTGATACGATGGTAGACTACTGGCTTCCAGAGTGGTGGGGATGGATCGACAACTGGGACACGTGCAGCACGTGCCTGGCGTACAACGGCTCGCCGTGCACCTCGTGTGAGATCCCGCCGGGAATGCTCGCGCTAGCCTGTCTGGTCGGCGGCGGCACCGCGACCGTCGCCGGGAACCTCCGCGGGAACGCCACCATCGCATCGGCACAGCAGGCCCACGCCGCAGCTGTGCAGCACGGCGCCGCGGCGGTGGCCAACCAGGCCCAACGTAAGCAGTCCAGCGTCACCATCGACGGCGATCGAGACCTCGACCTCTCCAACGCCAGCGTGACGATCGAGAACAACCTCAACCTGCAGAACCGATGAGCACACAGACCAGCGCCGACGACGGCGACGACTGACTGATGCTCGATACGAGTGTTTGGGCTTTCGGGTTCGCCCTGTCGATTCTGTGTGTTGTGTATCTTGGCTACCTCGCTTGGAACAGCGGGCGCGGACCGTGGTACCCTAACTAGTGACCATGAGCACCCAGACAAACTCCGACAGCGACGTCGTCGAGGTCCCCCCACCGTCGCACTTCGCCGAACGGGCGGACGCCGGCGACGAGACGTGGCTCGAGGACGCGATCACCGCGTATCTGGATCTCCAGCTCGGGCCGATGCAGCGCGAGATCTGCCGGTCGGTCGTGAACAACGAGCGGACGGCAGTGATCGGCGCCAACGGCACGGGGAAGACCTACATCACGGCGGCAATCGTCCTCGCCTGGCAGAACGTCCGCTATCCCGCCATCTCGTTCGGGACGTCCGGCACGGGAAAGAAGCTCTACCGGACGCTGTGCCGCCCGATCGAGAAACTTCAGGACGCAGCTAACGGCGGCGCTGGCCTCCCGGGCACCTTCAAACGCCAGCCCCCACGGATCGACTACGACGACCCCGAGCACTACTTCGAGGCCGCCACCCCCAGTGACGCCGGCGAACTCGAGGGCGCCCACTCGGCGTACACGCTCGCGATCATCGAGGAGACCGACAAGGACGACGTCACGGCGGAGACGATCGACGCGATGCGCTCGCTGATCCCCGACTACGAGACCTCGCGGATGCTCGCGGTCGGCAACCCGCCCGAGTCGGTGCCCGACGTCTTCGACCGGATCACCGACGAGGACTCGGCGTGGAACGTCGTCCGCATCTCCTCGTTCGACTCCTACAACGTCCGCGTCGAAACGGGCGAGGTCGAGGGCGAGACCATCGACGGGATGGCGACCGTCTCGGCGCTTCGCGAGGACTGGCGCGACTACCACGATCAGGAGTGGCCTGGCGTCGAGCAGGCCGAGGCCTGGACCGATCCCAAGAGTCCGGATTTCCGCGAGGACCTCGACGAGCGATGGTACCGCCGGCGCGGTGGCCTGCTGCCGCCGGACACAGCGAGCACGCACCGACCGTACGATTCGGACGCCGCGAAGGATGCCCACGATCCGACGATCGACGTTGGGCGCGGCTACCCGATCGGCAGCGGGATCGACGTCGCCCGGTCGAGTGACCGGACGGCGCTCGTCACGCTGTGGTCCACCGGCCACTGGACGGTCCGCTATACGACTCGCGGGACGGACTACCCGACCCAGGAGGACGAGCTCATGGCGGACGATCTCCTCGGCGGCGACCGCCACCATCCGGTCGCGATCGACGCCGTCGGCGAGGGGTCCGGGCTGGCCGACTACCTCGACGATCGCCTGCCCGAGCTCTACCGCTTCGGGAGCGACAAGAACCCGCTCACCGACGGGACGGACGACGACAACCCGTACGGCCTGGTGAACTACGAGAGCCAGCGCGCCGAGGCACTCGCCGCCGTCGGTCGAAAGCTTCCGGACGAGATCACGTACAGTGATGGCGACCTCCGCGGCGAGCTTGTCGCCGGCGCGCGGAGCATCAAGTTCGGCACGCGGACGCTCGACAGCCGGGGCGAGAACGGCGCCGAAGTAGTGACGGTCAACTCGAAGGACGCGATCAAGGACCGCCTCGGCCGGTCGCCGGACCTGCTCGACGGCGGGATGATGGCCGTCTGGGCAGCCGAATGCACGCCAGACGGCTTCTCCGCGGATAACGCGGTGGTGTTTTGACATGAAGGTTACAGTACTATGGACCGGAGAGGCGGCGGACGCACAGGGCCGAGAAACGACTTGGAGTGGTATCGAGTGGGTGGAAGACTACCCCGACGAGCTAAAGCTGCACCCGGCCGACGACGAGCACCCTGTCGTCGTCGATCGGGAGCACGTGCTCGCCTACAACCGGATGGAGTAACCACCGATGCGCGATGCTTCTAGTGGCCGTTCGGTCCCCGAGGAGCGGGCTGAGTTAGCCCCATCACAGGACGGCGACCCGAGTCCCCAGGCCCGAGACGAGCGCCCGATCGTCATCGGTCGGCGTGAGCACACCGAGGAACCCGGACGCGAGGAGATCGAGAAGTGGCGGGACGCCTACCGGGAGAACCCGCTGATTCGGGTCCCGATCCAGAACTTCGCGAGCGACGTCACCGAGCCTGGTGCTTCGGTCGCGATCGAGACGGACTCGGATGGCGAGGATGTCCCGACGGTCCCGACGGACTACGACGACGAAGTCTATCGCGGGCTAGATCTCGACGACGCGCTGGAGCTGTGGCTCGCGAACTGCTACGTCGATGGCTGGGACTTCGACGCTAGCATCTCCGACCTGCTCGAGGCGGTGATCAAGGACCGCCGCGGCCGCCGCGGCACGGCGATCGTCGAACACGCCTACGACGACCCCCGGGAGCGCGAGCGCATCCTCGCCCTCCGCCCGATCAAGGCCGAGACGATGACGGCCTACACACGCGAGGGTAAGGGGATCGTCCTCCGGCCCGACGACGATCCCAACGAGTTCGAGTCGGTCGCCGTCCAGGACCTTTCGGACTCCAGCCGAGATACGGCACCGAAGACGCCGGCGGGCAAGACGGCTGCCCTCGCGCAGTTCGACGACGTCTACGGCGCAAAGGAGCGCGACGAGATCCCGTTTGCGCTTGACGACGTCACGGTCTCACCGTACGACGCCGATACGGGCGAGCTGTTCGGTCGGCCTGACTCTGCCACCGTCGTCGATCGCGCCCGGGCCGTCTACGACAAGCTGGAGCATATCGACCAGGCGATCCTCAACACGGCGTTTGCGAACATCATCGCGAAGGTCGAGACGGAGGATGAGGAGGTCGCGAAGAAGATTCGCGATGATCTCGACATCAACAGCCCGGAGACGGTCTCGGGAACGAACGTCCCGGTCGAGATCGAGGAGATCGAGGGCTCGGTACCCGATGCAGTCAGTACGATCCAGCAGGAGATCGAGTTCGTCCTCAGCGCGATGCCGACGCCGCTCTACCGCGTCGGGTTCGCGGGCGACATCAACCGCGATGTCACAAGCGAGCAGCGGGAAGACTACCGCGAGGACGTCAAACGCGAGCGCCGGCGGCTGGAGTCGGACTTCGAGACGGTACTCCGGCTCAAAGCCACCGAGTTCCTGCACGGCGACGCCCACGCCGACGAGGAGCTGGACGTCTCCCCACAACTCCGCCTCCGACCGGAGGAGGCCGCGTCGCCGCTCCGCGACGAGGAGTTCGACCCCGAGGCGTTCCAGACGTTGATGGCTGGCCTCTCGGAGGCGGCTGGCGCACGCGGTGGCGCCGAGGTGATCCTCCCGCAGCGGGAGATCGTCGGGACGCTCCTGGACATGGACGCCGACGAGATCCTCGGCGAGGACACGGAGGCAGCGATGGCGGCGCTCGACGAGGCCGACCCTCGCGTTCGCGAGTCGTTCGTGAACTCGTACGCCGGCGAGCTCGCGGAGGGTGAGGAGAACCACGTCTTCGGCCCGGCCATGAACACCGAGGACGGGTTCTACAGGCTCGATCCCGACGAGGTGTACTGTGAGAACGAGGGCGAAGTGTTCGACCAGTTCGATGAGGCCGACACCGACGATCCCGGCCGCCGCCTCTGCCCCTACTGCGGCGAGCAGCTCCAAGACTACGACAAGAACTACAACGCCCACCTCGGCGGCGTCCGATTCACCAACGTCGGCGGCGACCCGTTCCAGTCCCAGTCGGACCTGGAAGCCTTCCTCGATGATCTAGCTGAGGAGGCCGACGGTCCGGTCCACATCGGCGACACGGAGTGGCCGGCCGAGGACTACGCGATCCACGATCGGCCCGTGACTGCTGAGGGCATCAGCGAGGACGACGCCGTGGACGTGTACGACCGCCATAAGGAGGCGGCGTCCGCACTCGGGGGGCCGACAACTGCCGAACTCGCAAGCCTCACCGAGTCCGACCCGGTCACGACGCCGGACGGTCGCGGCGTGATCGTGGACGTCCATGAGGGTAAGTTCGAGTTCCAGGGCGACAGCTACGAGCCCGACACTACGCTCTACGTTGTTGCGACCGAGGAAGGCGCCGGCGTCTACGAAGCAGATGAGCTCAAAGAAGAGGACTGGACTGAGGACATCGACACCGGCGGGCCGGAAGATCTCGAAGAGGCAGCGCTCGCCGCCGACTACGCTGCACTAGCCGACCCGTTCAGTGCGGAGGAGGTCGAGGCGCTGCTTGATGTCGGCTTCGACTCGTGGCCCGATTCCTGGGAGGACGCCGACATCCCGGCACGGCTCATCGCCCTGGACGCCTGGACGTCGATGGAAGCGTCGTTCACGGGCTGCATGAGCGAGATCGGCGACGCCAGAGTGTGTGCTGCGTTCAAGGACGAGATGCTTCAGTGGACTGGGTGGCGATAGATGTCTGTCGGGTGTTGCGGCCAAGACACGGCGTCGGCGGCTGCACTCGCCCAGCCATCGGGCACCGAGGACATCGAGGAACGATTCCTGCAGACGGTCGCGGACCGAAGCGCTCGCGTCCGCCAGCTCGTCGAGGCGACGGTCGCCAAGAACGACGCACTCCATATCGAAGAGCGCCAGCGGACCGGCGCGCTCGCCGACGAACGCGAGAACTTCCCCCGGGTCGGGCCGGACGAGCTCACTGACCGGTTCGCGGACTGGTTCCAGGACGTCCTCGAGGATGAGCTTCTGGAGCCGCTCTCGATCGAGGACGTCGAGGCCGGCGACCACTGGACGGCGGAGTTCCTCCGCGGCGGCTACGTCCGTGCGTGGCAGCAGGCGACCGGGCGGCTCCAGCAGGAGGGTGCTGACGTCTCGGCGCAGTCGATCGAGAGCGTCATCCGGCTGCCTGTCCCACGGGAGCAACTCCAGGATCTCTACCGGCGCGCCTACGAGAACCTCGAAGACATCACGGCCGGGATGGCCCAGACCATCCGGGAGGAGCTCTCCGAAGGCCTCGATGCTGGGGAGAACCCTCTCCAGATGGCGCGCCGGCTGAACGAGGAACTGGAGGACATCACGCACAGCCGGCTACGGACGCTCGCCCGGACAGAGGTCATCAACTCCCACACGACGGCGACGCTCGACCGATACGAACGCGCCGGCGCCGACACGGTCCGGCACGGCGAGTGGGCCGACGCCGATGACGACGACGTCTGCCCGATCTGTAGCCGGCTCGATGGACGCGAGTACTCGATCGACGAGATGCGGTCGGGCGCCTTCGAGTTCGAGCCGGGCCCGGACGAGCCAGACTACCTGGCCGGCACCTACCCCATCCGCCCTCCGGCTCATCCAAACTGCAGGTGCACCATCATGCCTGTGATAACATGACCCAAAGAAAACCGACGATCCGGCTAGCCGAGACGGATGCTACAGTAACCGACGAAGAGGGTGGTACTCGCGTAAAGATGGCGGGGCTATCTAAATCCGGTGCCCGCCTCGACGATTTTGAGTAAGCACCCATGACAGATACTGCAACAGCCACCACTCCGAGCCGTATCGCTCACCTCGCCGACACCGATCGCGACGAGTACGATCACATCGTCCACGGTGTCGCGCACGGTGAGAACGAATTCACGAAGGGACTGAACGGCCCGAAGTACTGGCCGGCGGCCGAGCTGGAGAACGCGGCGCCGACGCTCGAAGGCCAGGCCGTCTACAAGGTCCACGGCGACGGCGATCGTGAGGAGGTCGGCGCTGTTCTCCGCGCAGCTCACCAGCCCGGTCTCGGCGTCGTCTACGAGGCCGGTCTCAACGACGAGGCGATCGCCGGCGAACTGGCATCCGGCCAGCGCGAGGTCTCGATCGAGGCCGGCAACCCCAGCGACGTAGACAAACACGCAGAGACTGGCGCGGTGATCATGCGGGACTACGAGTACACTGGTCTCGCGACGACGAGGAGCGGCGCTAGCGATGCGAACTACACGGCGCCGGGATCGGCGGACAGCAACCCGGCGGTCGCCGCGCTCTCCGCCGGCAGCATCGAGTGCGTGCTCGATGGTGAGGGCCTCACCGCAGCACTGGCAGTCGGCGACGACGAGTGGTCGGCTGACATGCGCCTGTTCCGTGTCGTGCCCGCGCTGGGCGACCGCGACCAGTACGACGATGACGTGCTCGGAGTCGGCGTCGCGTTCCCGGAGTCGGGCGTGTACGTTGACTGGCACACCGCCGCGTTCCCGGACGAACTAGAGGACCCGCACGTCTCCGAGTACGGTTCGATCTCGGACCTCCGCAAGGCGACGGGCAACCAGATCGTGGACTTCGCGCCGCCATCCGGTGAGTGGGGCGCGTCCCTCAGCAATCTCGCCGAGATCTCGCCCGATGACTTCGACGTCGAGGCGGCGCTCAACGCCTACCGGTCGGAAGCGGGCGTTCGGTACCGCGGGACCCGGGACGGCAAGCTCGACAAGAGTGCCATCCCGAACGACGACTACGAGGATCACTTCCTGTTCGACGGCGACACGAAATCGGCCTCGTCGTACCCGGTAGTCGATGCGGACGGCTACCTGCGCCGGGGCAATGTCGCTGCGGCCTACAGCGTCGGCCCTCGCGGCCGGGCCTCGCGAGAGGAGCTGTACGAGAAGCTCCGGGCGCTGAACGATGCGTTCCGGACGCCGCCAATCGACCCGGAGAAGCTCTCGGCCGATGCCGAAGAAGCGGAGATGTCGGCACTCGCCGCCGATCTGGATGCCAGGGCCGTCCTGGCCGCGCGGCATGACATCGCCGTGTGTGATGACCCCGCCGGAGCGAGCTCTTCCGGTCGCGACACCGACGGCAGTGCTGGCACCGATCCCGGCGCGGACGCCGGCAGTAACACCGACGACGCCACCCCACAGGGTGGGCCTGATTCCATGACTGACGACAACAACGACAACCCCGACGTCGAGGCGCTCCTCGAGCGCGTTGACGAGAAGGACGAACAGATCGACAGCCTCGAAGCAGATCTCGAAGACAAGGAGTCCGAGATCGAGGCGAAAGAAGAGACGATCGCGGAACTCGAAGACGAGGCCGAAGAGCTGCGCGAGCAGAACGAGGCCGCCCGCGAGCAGTACGCCGCTGCGCTCGCGGAAGCGGACACCGTCTTCGACGAGGACGAGCTCGCCGAGAAGTACACGCTGGCCGAGCTGTCCGAGAAGATCGACGGCGCCGACTTCAGCGACGGCGGCGACTCCTCGCCGGTCATCCGATCCGGCGGCGGCTCCGGCGTCGAGGCCAACCTCTCCGGCGAGGAGCAGGAGCGCAAGGCCGAGCTCGAGGAGCGCCTCGACGAGCTCGAAGACAAGGACGGCGCGCTCGCCGAGAAGGAGGAAGAGCGCGTGCGCGCTGAACTCTCGGACATCACCGGGGGTGAAGCATGAGCCTCGAACCCGGGCAGTCCCACAAGGGCGACGCCCAGCACACCGAGACCCGCACTGCAGCAGAAGCGCTGTCGGGTGGCGACGCCGTCGCGCTCGACGCGAACGACGAGCTCGTCACGGCCGACGACACGACAGACACCACCGTCTACGCCATCGCCGGCTACAACGACGGCGACGGCTACGAGGCCGGCGACAACGTCAAGGTCACCTACAGTGGCCCGGTCGTCGCGAACGTCGCTGACGGCGTCGCCGGCGGCGTCGAACTGGGCGCGTCGGCGACGGAGGGACAGCTCGCCGCGGGCACCAGCGCGAAGGGCATCATGACGATGTACGCCGAGGGCGCTGCCCCTGGCGGCATCCCGGACATCCCGGCGGGCTACGCCCACGTCGATGTCTAAGAGCGCGCAGCAACCAACCGACACCATCCTACGGAGCTAACAAATGGCACTACCTAACGTCAACCAGATCGTCGATCCGACCACCGTCCGCGAAGTCGCTGCGGAACGGGTCGAAGCACAGACCGTCGTCCGCGAGTTCTTCATGGACGAGACGGTGCCGGACGGCGTCGGCGAAGAGTACGAGATCCCGGTCCCTGCCGAGGAGCTCGGCCTTCCCGAAGAGGTCGAACCCGGTGCGGACACCACCTACGACCGCGAAGAGTACGGTCGCCCCGTCGTCAAGCGGCAGATCTTCAAGAAGGGCTCGAAGATCCCGGAGGAGGACATCAACGACAACGTGTTCGACCTCGTCCAGGACCACACTGAGGGCCACTCGAAGAACATGGCCAAGAAGCTCGATCGGGCTGCGTTCGCGGTCCTCGACGCCGCCGCCCCGGCAGGGGAGGCGGTCGGGGACGACGACGGCACGCTGAGCTTCACGGACATCAACGCCGGCGCGACCGAGCTCGCCGACCGCGGCGAAGACGGCTTCACCGCCGACATGGCGCTGGTCGGTCCGTCCGGCAAGGAGTCGCTGATCAACTACCTGGCGGACCGCGGCACCGACCTCGGTGACGAGGCCGTCCAGAACGGGGAGCTCGGCGAGTTCGCCGGCATCCGGTTCATGTTCAGCAACAACGTCTCGATCGGCGGCAACGACGCCATCCTCGTGGACACCGACGAGTTCGGCTACGAGGGCGAGTGGCAGCCGGTCGATACCGACCAGACGACCGACTTCGACGCCGACGCCATCAAGATGAAGATCAAGGCCGCCTACGGCTGGACGCCCAAGCGGTCCGAGGCGGCTGTCCGGGTGCAGGGCTGATCCCTGCTCTGACCGATGACGTCTCACAAACTGCGGACAACCCACGACGACGAGTTCGACGGCACGCTCTCGCTGGGGCTGCATCCTGATGGAGAGCTAGCCTTCAGCGATGGCGCGGCGACCGTCGATCAGGAGAACGTCGCGACGGCGATCGACAGTCGCTACCCGAACATCGAGTACGTCGGCGAAGCAGAGACTGACGACGGTGACGAAGCGGACGCTGACGAGGACGTGGTCGCGGAGCCGCCGTTCGATCCTAGCGGGTGCACGATCGACAGCCTCGAAGCAGAGCTCGAAGAACAGAACTACTCGGACGCCGAGCTCGAGGCGCTGCTCGATGTCGAGGTCGCCGGCCAGGATCGCACTGGCGCGACCGACGCGATCGAGGCTCTCCTCGAGAACTGAGGCGTCGCTACCGTCACAAGCCAACTGATCACCCATGCCAGACCCATCTGACGTCAAGCGCGTTCTCGACTCCACGGACCTCTCCAACAGCGACATCGAGTGGTTCATCGAGGAAGCCAGTGCCGAGTACGAGGCCGTGATCGGTAACGAGCCGATCGGCGACTCGGTCAAGGACATGGTCATCACACGACTCGCTGCCCACGGGATCGCAACCGGCCCGGAGCGGCAGATCGATAGCGCTGGTGAGGGCGGCGGTAACGTCAGCTTCGCCGGCGACACCGGAGAGGGACTGAACGCCTCGACCCATGGCCAGCGCGCACAGGATCTCGATCCGACTGGCCAGCTGGGTGGCGGCGAGGACGATGAGTCGTCAGATGACTTCGTGTTCTCGGCATGAGCGGCTTCGACTTCGACATCCGTGGGATCGACGCCCACCAGCGCGAGCTACGCGAGCAGCAAGAGAAGTGGTCCAAGCCCAGCGGCACGTGGCATGTCGGCACTGCCGTCGAGTACGGCGTGTACCTCGAGTTTGGGACCTCGAAAATGGACCCGAAGCCGTTCTTCCGCCCGGCGCTCGCCGAGGCCGAACGTGATCTCGCTGAGTTCGTTCGATCGAACTCGAAGAAGACGCTCTCGCAGGTCGATGGCCCGCGGGAACTCGTGAAAACGGTCGCGTTCGCACTCGAACGGCGCGTGAAAGAGATCATCACCGAGAAGGGACTGATCGAGAGCGGCACGCTGCGGGCGTCCGTCCAGGCTGTGAAGGGCAGCGTGGGCGAACTCCCCGACGCCGACGACGTCGATCCTGATGCTAGCGCGGATATCGAGGTGAGCGCGTAATGGACAACCGAAACTGGTCCGAACCCAAGTACTGCCCGCTCTGCGGGGAGGAAGCGCGAAAACCGGACCAGAATGACCCAGAGCTACTCGTCTGCGATCAGTGTGGCCGCGTTCACGTCACTGCCTTTCAGGAGGTTGATCCGGAGTGACGGGCGACCGCATCGCCGATGCACTCCGGCGTGTTCACTCCTCGGCGCTCGCGAACACCTCGATCGAGGTGTACGAGCCGGACGTCGAGTACCACCAGGGCGACGGCTGGGACGTGTCCTATCCCGATCTCCCTACCGCGGCGTACGATGCGCGCGTCGAGTCTCCGAGCTCGAACAGCGACCGGGATCGGTCCGGCACGACCGCGGAACTCGATGTCGTCGTACGCGTTCGGGACGACACTGGTCAGCAGTGGATCGGCTGGGGAGAGAATGCTGAGGCGCCAGTCCGCGTTCTGGATGCTGCTGATCAGACGATGTACGAGATCCAGGACATCGCTGACCAGCACAACGGCACGCTTGAACTCGAAGCCGTGGAGGTCTAGCCGTGCCGCTGTGCTCTCAGTGCCGTTCGGAGGCCGATGTGCAGAACCGCGGCGGAACGCCCGGCTGGCTGCGGCGCCTGCATCGATGGTGGGCGCTTCGAGGCAGTACAGAACCGACAACCGATGCGTGCGACGAGTGCTCGCGGTGTAACTGATGACAAAGACACGACTCTCTGACAGCGCCGAACAGATCTTCATCGATCAGGCGCTGCTCCAGGACTGGACTCCGGACGGCGCGATCGGCTACGATGTCCAGGCCGCCCACGGCGAGGAGGGGTTCGTCGCGGTCGGCGAGTCCCTCGACGATGTCGGCGAGACCTACCCATCGCTGACCGTCCAACGGACCAACGAGACGGCGCCCGGTAGCACTGGCTACAACTTTATCACCGCCGAGGGCCCAGGCCAGGATCGTTCTGGCCAGCTGCTCGTCACGGCGCGTGCCGAAGCCAGCCAGGAGGGCTACTCCGGCGACTCGTCCCAGCACGATCCCGTTGACGCCGAGGACCTCGTCGATGAGCTCATCAACGAGGTTGAGGACGTCTGCCTCGCGAACGCCACGCCGGAAGACACCGAGTTCAACGGCCTCGGCTCCTACCGCGGCGCCGACGCTCCGAACGACGACGACGCCACGCCGACGGTGTTCATCGAGCAGTGCGTCGTCCTCTACTCCTGGAGTCGGCTGCCCTAACTCCTTCTTCGACCATGTACATTCAGACCAGCAACCAGCAGCTCCAGAGCCTCTATCGCGAGGACCTCATGGGCGACCACTACGACCCGCCGGGCGTCGAGTTTGCGGCGACCGGAACGGCGCAGGTCAACCGCGAGGTCGGCGAGCGGCTCGTGGAGCACTACGACAGCATCACCGAGTTGGAGACCGATAACGAATGAGTCTAAGCGAATCACAAAGCGGCACGACAGCAGAGTCTGGCGCGCTTCCCGGGCGCTACGAGTGGGTTGAAGAACCCTCGCCTGGTGCAGTACCGACCGACCCCGAGTGGAACCGGTTCTCGGACGTCATCCGGCAGTTCGAGATGGATCCCGGGCCGTCAATCGCCCGGCAGGACAGTCTCGGGACGCCCGATGCGGTCGATCACAACCGCGGCCCCGAAGAGCCCGAGGCAACGGTTGGGTACGACCTCCAACAGTTCCCGGTCGACACGAACGGCAACCCTGTCGACGCCTCGGCGTACGGCATCCTACGGGACCAGTACAACGACCTGCTCGGCACGCTGCTCGCCGTCGGCCGCCGTGAGAACGGCGGCGGGAACGACGGCGCCGGTGTGCGCGAGTACAGCGTTGTTCGCGGTGCCGGCGTCGACTCGGTCAGCCCGACGCTCGACCCGTCCGGCGAGCAGCCGATCCTGATGGAGCTGGGACTCACCTGCCGGAAGAACCGCTCCTACAAGATCCACCAGCCCAGCGCGGCGTCGAAGCTGGTCGTCACGTCAACGGAGACCACCGACACGATGGACGTGACGATCGAGAACGAGGATGGAACTACGACAACGACTGTTTCACTCGACGGTCAGACCCTCGTTTCCACGACGAGTGAGTTCGGAGACATCGACGCGATCTGGCTCAGCGACAATCCTGAGGGCAACGTTACTGTGTCGATCAACGACGGCACAGAGACAGATCCGACGGAGGGTGCGACTGTCTGTGAACTCACCGGCGGCCTCGAGTACAGCGACGACGACCAGCCCGTCGACGGCGATCGCGGCGTCCCGCCGACTGGCTCTGGAAGCCACGCCACGGAGATTGGCTCCAGCTTCGAGTTCTTCGTCGGCGACAGGTTCGAGCGGCCCGCCGGCGAGGCTGTCCGGGCTCGGATCAACTCGGCGTCCTGGACGATTGAGAACAACATCAACACGCAGGCGCTGCACAGCACGCGCGCGCCGGCGCTGGACGCCGGCAACCGGGACGTCTCTGTCGACGCTGACGCGGCTGGGCCGTACGTCTCCCACAACTCAATGATGGAGGCGCTCCAGAACGTTCAGCAGAATATCGAACACGAGCTCGGCGGCGGTATCGTCCGGTTCAAGAACGCGACACCGACTGACTCGGCCAGCCGGACTGTCGAGGCTGAGCAGGCGGTTGCATCGATCTCCGAGACGTTCGAACCGAGCGGAGACCCTGCGATCGAACTGGTGGCTAACTGATGACTGAAACAGAGAACACTCCGTCGATCACGGAAGTAGCGCACGAACGGGGCGGCGATGGCGAACTTCTCGCCGTCACGGAAACGATCGAGATCCACGACCGGGAGTACGAAGCCGAGATCATCCCCGCGACGACCGGCCAGCGCAACGAGTGGACCCAGCGTCTCGAGAACGAGGACGCCGAGCTCTCTGATGAGCTCACTGCGGAGCTCCTCGACGAGTTCGCCGACCACGATCCCAGCGACTTCGGCGCCAACTCCTGGGACGACGTCCGCCCGGCGGTGACTGACGCGCTCGGGAACGCTATCCTGGCACGGATGTTCGATGCCGAGGACACCGACGAGTTCGTCGAGGCGCTCGAGGAGGCCGCCCAGGGCGCGACCGAGGGAAATCTGGAATGAGCCAGGCCGAGCTCCGGGCGAGTTTCGACGCGTGGCTCCACGCGGAGTGCGGGCTCACGTTTCAAGATGTTGCGGAGTACTCGCCCCAAGAGCTCGCCCGACTGCAGCTCGGATATATGGTTCGCGAACAGCCCCAGCAGCAGGTCGGCGGCCCCGCCAGCGGGACACGCCTCGCCTCGCGGAAACGTGACCTCCAACGCGGCCAGCAGCAGGCCCGCCAGGAGATGTTCGACGAGTTCGGCATCCATAGCTGATCTCACGCACCACGATTCATGCCCGGAAACCCACTCCACGCAGAAGTCACTGCAGATAGTGCCGACTACGTCAGCAGCGTCGAGGCCGCGGTCCAGAGCGCGGAACGGCTCGGTGATCAGGCAACCGAGACAGCGGCCGCCATGCATCTCCTTCAGGGCCGGACCGAGAAAGCCGGGAACGAGGCCCTGACCGCAGGAGCGAAAGCAGGCGCCTCGAGCAGCGGATTCAGCTCTCTCGCGGCATCTGCAGCGTCGACGCAAGTGTCGTTCAACACACTCAGCGTCGCGACGACTGCGACGCTGATCCCGGCGCTGGCGGCGCTGTCCACGGTGCTGGCCCCGCTGCTGGCCGCGATGGGTGGGTTCGTGACCGTCGCCGGGTCGATCGTCGGCGTCGGCCTTGTAGGGTTCCTCGGCGCCGTTGCGACGAACGGGGATCGACTCAAATCCACGTTCCAAGAGCTGACCTCGACGATCCGGAACCAGTTCGCGCCAGTATTCGACGTCTTCGCTGGCGTCCTCGATCGGTTGATGCAACGCCTCATGGCGATTATTCCCCAGCTGGTCCCGGCCCAGAAGGTCGTCAAGCAGGTCGCGGGGCAGTTCGAGCAGCTCGGGCAGGCGATCATCGGCGTCCTCCCGGCGTTCACCGAGCTCGCCGTGCAACTCGCACAGCGGTTCCTCCCACCGTTCGTCGAGTGGACCCAACAGATCTTGCCCAAGATCCCGGGGCTGCTCCAGCGGCTAATCCCGATCATGCAGCAGGTCGGGGCGACGCTCCAGCCACTCGCCGCCGCGTTCCTCGATATGGCCCCGGTGATGACCGAGTTCGGGATGCGGGTCCTGAACATCATCGTCCCGGCCCTCACGACGTCGGCCCGCTGGTTCAACCGCGCGATGGAGGCAGTCAACGGCCTACGGAAGCAGGTGGCTGGCGTTGTGACGTCGCTCACGCTCGCTGCCCCCGTCATCGCGAAGGCGGGCCTCGCCCTGGCTGGGCTGAGCAACCCGGCAACCGCAGCGGCCCTTGCGGTCGGGGCGCTCGGCACAGCCTTCGCGACGAACTTCGGCGGCATCCGGACGACGATCATGAACGCTGTCCGAGCCATGCAGCAGTTCGTGGCGTCGCTCCGGCTCGGGCAGATCGTCCAGGCGGTCGGCGTGGTGCGGAACCTCCGCGGTGCGTTCCGACAGCTCCAGGGCGTGGTGAACATGTTCGTCAGCGGGATTCAACCCGCGATCAACCGGTTCGTCACGACCCTCAAGCAGAACCGGCCCGCGATCCGCGGGTTCTTCCGGGAGATCTCTCAGAGCGTCAACGGCGTGGTGGACATCTTCCGGACGGTCTTTCTGCCGGCGATCCAGACCGTGCTTCAGAACGTCACGATCCCGCTCATCAACCGCTTCTCGAAGGTCTTCGCGCAGCACTTCGGGACGGTGCTCCGCACGGCCACCACGACGATCGACGGCATCCAGTCCGTGTTCCGGTCGTTCGGAACCGTGGTCTCGAGCACGATCACGACGGTGCAGGCGACGCTCAGGCCGCTCATCACGTGGCTTCGGTCGACCTTTGGCAGCGAGATTCGGATCGTGTTCAACGAAATCGGCCGCACGCTCACGGTCTGGACAAACACGGTATCCCAAGTCATCACCCGCGTTCGCGGTGCGCTGCAGCCATTCGTGACGTGGATCCGGGGCAAGTTCCGCGGCGCTATCCAGACCGCACTCAACCTGGTGCGGGCAGCGTGGAACCGCTTCGGCGACGAGATCGTGGCCGTGGTCCGGTTCGCGTTTAGCACGGTCCGCGGCGTCATCGAGACGACCATGGACGTGATTCGGACGGGGACCGTGGCGACGCTCCGGCTCTTGCGTGGCGACTTTAGTGGCGCCTTCGACGCCATCGCAAACCTCGTCCGAAACACGCTCTCCGGCCTCCGGTCCTACGTCTCGACGTGGGGCGGCAAGCTCAAAAGCGCGGTATCGTCGGCGGTCGACAACGCCAAGACCGCAATCACGAACGGGTTTGACGAGGCCGTGGGCGCAGGGAAGGATGCTCTCAACGGCCTCCTCGACTGGCTCAGAAACAAGTGGGATATCGCAACCTCACTTGGCAGCGCCTTCGATGGAGCCGGTGACGCTGCCGCGAATGCGTTCAAGGACGCGTTCAACGCTGCTATCCCCGATTCGATCGGTATCCCATCGAAGACGATTGAAACACCCGCTGGTGACGCAACGATCGGCGGCGGCTCGATCAGTCTCCCGCAGCTGGACACGGGCGGCTACATCGAGGAGGACGGGATCGCCCAGCTCCACGCTGGCGAGCGCGTCGTCCCGGCCGCGCAGGTCTCGGACCGAGGCTCCGCCCCGGTCACTGTCGAGAAAACAGTTGACCGCGGAACTGACCGCGGTGGCGAGATCGTCGAGAAACTCGACGAACTCACCCGTGCCGTCGGGGCCCTCGAGCAAGGCGATGTCCGGCAGAAGGACGTCCTCCGGGCGCTCGACGTGGCTGAAGACCGCTACAGCGGGCGGGGTTCCTAACCCATGTCTGCGAGTGACCTGACGCTCCGGATCGAGCACCAGGACGGGACGACCAGCAAATTGGTCGTCCCGACTCCGGTCGCGATCGAGGATAACCAGACGACGCTGGCCTCGATCACCATCGAGGACGCCCTCGACAAAGTGGCCAGCTGCGAGGCTGCCGTCTACCGGGATAGCTGGCTGGATGTGCTCGCAGATGTCGACCGGCGGAATGACCAGCTGTTCGTCGTCGATTCCTCCGGCACCGACATCTTCGGCGGGCGGCTCGACGACTGGCAGTTCAGCGGCTCCATGGTGTCGGTCCTCATCGACTCCTTCGAACGAGACATGCTCGATGCCACGCCGCCGGCCTCGACGTCCTGGACGGAGACTGCGGACGAGGTGATCGCGGGGGACATCATTAGCCTCGTGAATGCGCCGATCGCTGCGGGCACTGTCGAGAGTGCGCTCGGGACGCTCGATTACTCCGCCGAGCACATCTCCCCGGGGTCGATGCTCCGGGAGCTCACCGGCTCGACGGGCGCAGACCTCCGGTATCTCCCGGACGGGACCGTGGACTACCTCAGCCGGCGCGGGACGGACCGCTCCGAGACGATCTCGCCGTCGACCGGCGCCGTCATCAAGGATCCGCGCATCCGGCAGACGCTCCGCGAGGAGGTCACCGACGTCCGAGTGGTGTCCCAGTCGGATTCGACCATCTACGAGGAGGCAGAGGCGATCCAGACCGACGCGGACAACCGCGAGGTCTGGCACGTCGACAAGATCCGGTCGACCAGCACGTCACGGCTGCAGGCGCGGGCGACCAGGTTGGCCAACGAGTTCGCTGCTGCGCCGAAGTACCTCGAGGTCGAGACGACGTTGGATCCGAGCATGCTGTCGACGACGCCACAGGTGGGCGACCGCTATCCTGTGGAGTTGCCGGCGTACGGGCTCAACGACACCCTCCGCGTGATCGAGCGCGACCGCATCATCGATAAGGCGGGCGACGTCGTGAACGTCCTGCTATCGAACCGGTCGCTGACGCTCAGGAATCGGTAACGATCAACAGCGAGACAGACACAGAGATCAATGTCAGACTTCAACGGATACGGCTACGAAGACCTCCGAACCGCCGTCACGACACGATGGTCGCACATCGCGCTCGTCGACGACGCGGGGAACGAGGTGACGCGCATCGACATCGCGAACGACTCCCGGGCGTCGTGGGGCGACCCGTCGACGAAC